CGTTATCATCAATTTCTACCGGATTATATCCGATGTTTTCCATCGTGATATCTAATTCATCCATTGTGATGATTTTATCCTGCAATTGTTCTTTTAATTTATCTGTCTTTTTCATTCTTCTCACCAATCTTCCATTCTAAATATTCCCAAACTTCCATTCGCCTGACTTCTTTCTCCTGAACATCCGGATTCTTTTCATCAATCTTTTTACACATATCTATCACATCCTTTCTTATTATTTATTCTCCAAACATCTATTTTTAAGTAACAAAAAAGCAACTAACTTTTTACAGTTAATTGCCTTAAAGCTGCATTATTTAATTTTACTTTTGTTCCCACCAATGTCTTGGATCGACACAGGCGAAGGCGAAAGCCTCTCCACCATCAAAACTCTCATCCACATCTTCAAATTTCCAATCTAATATTCCGTAGAATACACCATCAAGTAAATCATTCTGAAATTCAGAAGACATATTTGTGTATTCCCTTGTGAAGAGATTCACAAGTTGTTTTTTCAACAACTCCGGTTGTTTTGCTAAAACAAGTCTTGACAGTTCTGCTCTCTTTTTTGTCTGTGTTTCTGAAGACCATTTTGTTCCATTAAGTATTCTATTCGCCCACAGACCGCAAATATAATACCATTCTTCCATAGTGTTACATCCAAATTCTTTCTTTACAGCTTGTTCAGAAATTCTCTTCTGTACATCATCTGCCATAATTCCCATTGATGATTTCATATCAAAATCCTCCTAAAATATATTCCGTTTCCGGTGCATCTTATGCTACTGTTTATCATTTTGACAGATGATCTTTCTTTTATATTACATCATTCTAAGAAGAAATGCCAGCTTCATCAGCCTTACAAAACGCCATTTTTCTTAGCAATTGCATTAAATTGCTTTAAAAATTCCTCAAACACAAAATCCGGCTCAAGATACCTTGAATTTGCCTTATTTATAAGGGTTTTATAGGTGTATTCTGCCTCATCTTTGATAAGTTCCCTTTCAAAATTAATATCAAATTTTTCTATCATTTTTCCTCTTTTCTGTTGAAATGTCTGTTTCAATCAACTTTTTATTTTCGTCAATTCTCTTTCGTGGATGTTATTAACTATAGTTCCCCAGTCATCTAGTTGTCGAATTTTATATCGTATTTGTCCACCTTTCATTGATTTACCTATAATTTTTGCTTTATTGGTTCCGAATTTTACCAGATCTCCTTTTTCCATAAAACCTCCGTTTTAATAACTTATTTATCATATGAAACATGACAATGTTCTAGGCACCACTTCCACCACGGCATATTTTTTATTCCACCGGATCTTTCCCAATCTTCTTTAATGACTATTCTAGTTTCTGTTGAGAAACAATTATAAATATAACACGAGCATTCCATTAAAGCTATTTCCGGATTTTCAAATCCTTCTGTATCTAAATTAATCATATTGTTTTATTTTCTCCATAAATGAAAACAATCTTTCATCTACTTAATAAATTCATCGACTAACTCATAATCTAACATTTGCAAATGCGTTACAGGATGATTTTCTTTACTGCATCCATAATGATGGCAAAAACCAGCCTTTGCACCACAATCAGGACATCTCTCTCCTTCTTCTACGGCTCCTGCATATAAATCAAATTCCTCGCCAAAATGAATTCTGTTATAAATTTTCTCTTTATATTTAATTTTCGCACATAAACATCCGTTTGATGCTAACATTTCCTGCCCACATAACTTACATTTTGCCATTTTAATTTTCCTCCATTCTCCTTATGAAAGCAATTTTTCATCTTTCTAATCTATTCCCAACCATCCAAAATCTTCTACTACATATATGATTTTATCTTTTTTCATTGCAGTAATTACTTTAGAAACTTCGTTCTTTTTTACTCTTAAAACTTCAGACACATAATCTATTATTGTCTCCTTGTCTTCCTGATTACCTTTTAAATAATTATAAATGCAATCTCTTATATCAGATGTAGACACTAACGAATTATAATCTACCTCTGTTAGTGAATAAATTTTTACAATTTTATTTTTATCTAAAGCTTTAACTTCATTTGCGGTTTCCATTATTTTATCGCCATCGTTCATTTTTACTAAATACATCTTATACCTCCTAATTTTACTTTGAAATCGTCATTTCTTAATATTAAATTCCGCACCACAAAACCAACAATACTTAATATATTGGTTAAATGCTCTAGCGTCTGATTTATTACAATTAGAACAAAATGTTCCACATGTTCCTATTCTATGAGCTTTAATTTTCTTCTTTTCCATCTATACCACCTCTTCCAATCTTCCCAATAAATCATTTTTTACTTCGATTATTGTATTCAACCTTGATTCAGTTTCAGTAGCCCTACAAGCTTCTACATTATAAGTCATTTGCTTTTCTAGGTCAGATTCAAGTCTACCAATTTCCGCATCAAGCTCACCAATATATTCTTTTATCTTTTCTCTCATATCTGGTTTGTTGCCAAATCTTTTCGTTTCCGTATAATAGGTAAGATTACCACAATACCGCAAAGCTGCAATCGCTTTTTCAAAAGCTCTCTGTTCAGCCGGATTTGTATGTTGCTTTGATATATTCTCTATTATTGTTATTGTCTGTCTGTTTTTCAAAGTATTATCTCCTTTATAAAAGTTAAATTTCAAAGTAAATTGTGGGTGATGGGACTCGAACCCATTCTTACTTTTGTCAGCCTGGTTACTGATTTACGAGACTTGAACTCGTTTGCTATCGTCATAGCAGCTCCTATATTAGCTACCCACATAATAACAAGGAAATTAATTTACTTGGGTTTTATATTTTTATTATCTCTGGTATTGCATCGTTATTTATTAATGCATTTATTAATGTATTTTTATCCATAAATTTCTTTATATTAGAAGTTCTCTGTATTCCGTCAATAAATCTTCGTTCTACTTCTTTTCTATCATAAGCAATCCCATTATTATTTCCACATAATAATAATTCTGGTAATTGTACAAATAACTGAATTTCTTTCTCCATAATATTATCCTTTTTTAAAACCTAGATTTCATTCACTCATTTTTTCTCTAATAAACTCACAATCCGGACTGACGCCGATTGCTCTCATCCAACACTCTGCTGTTTCACAACATCCTCTATGAAAGTTATAATTTGCATCTTCTTCCATTTCTTGTTCACTCATTTCTGATTCATATTCATTAAGAATTTGTTTATGATCAATATATACCAACATCATATTCTCAATTACATTTTTACTTATTTCCATACAATTGTCCTCCACTACATCTCCAAAAATCTTATCAAATGTATCAGGATTTTCAGATTTTTCTATAGAGACTTCACAGCCAAATTTTTCTTTAGCATATTTAATAAAATCATCTAATTCCATTTTATTTCTATACAATTATTCTCCATTCCGTTTTATAAAAACTTGGTTTCATCTATTTATTCTTCAAATTTTCTGTTATTTCTAATGTCATATTTTCCATAATTCTGTTCAATTCCATTCCATAAAAATGTAAGTTTTCCATCTGGATACAAACTTATACAAGTATTCGTAACTAGATCTGGATTTTCTTTTGAATGATAATACATTCCACCTTTTTCATGTTCGTACATTTGTACATATGTATAACCGTCCAAATATATTTCTTTTGGATATTTCATATAATCACCTCAATATTATATTCTCCATTATATCAGAAATGGAACTGCCTTACGACAATTCCATTCTATACTATTCAAAACATTGAATAAATTTATTCATCCATTCTTTATCCACGTTTCCACCCAAAATATTTTCTAATCTACTCATAATATATTCTATATCATAGATTTCAAACAAATTTTCTTTTTCCAAACTTTTAATATTCTCTTTAATTATTGATGCGAGTTTGACTGTAACCCCTTTTGCAGAAATTTGTGTTACAGTTAATGAATCTGCAAATTTTAAAAACAATATACGCAATTCGTCATCTTCCCCTTTATAATAATTTGTTTTAAAATTATAATCTGTATCAAATACAACTAACTCCTCATTTTTTGGCATTAAACTTAAATAATTATATAATTGCATATGTATATTCCCCCTTTTCATTAATTGTAAACATATGTTCTATTTTTGTCAATGACATGCTATTCCAATAAATCTATTATTTCATATCCTTAAATTTATACGAATATTTATTGATAAAATTTGTATACCGGTCAGAACTAATAATTCCATCCTGATATCCATCAGCTACTCCATTGAAAATTGCGTTATAAGCTTCTCTATCTTTATTTTTTATAGCTTCTTCCATAACATCTTCAATTCTAGTTATTCCTCTGCTTCTTGCTTCATCAAGAATTTCTTGATATTTTTCATATATTATTACCTCCAAATAAATTTTATCTTATAAACTTCATTAATCTTCACTAACATTAAAATAAGCATCATCGCTACCAGATACTTCTCTCATTTTTTCTTTAATCATTTCTTCTCCATATCCGCAATGACATGATAAAAAATTATACATATCGAGATCTGATCCACAATAAGAATAAACATCTCTAAGAGATATTTTTCCATCATCGTACAGTTCTTCAATATTGTCGAAATTTAATTCAGACATTTTTAATAACTCCTTTCGCTTGCTTGTAATCAGAATAGAACATATCATATTCGTCTTTATTACAAACATCTACGCTAGCGCACTCTTCTTCACACCAAAGTTTCCATCCTTTGTCACAAAGAATATTATACATTTTATTAAATTTTTCTTCTTCTTTAGAACTGTAGGTTATATATGCTTCTCTACAATTGTGACCTTCAGTTTTTCCTATATATTCACATTTCATATACAACTACCTCCTAATGAAACAATTCTTTCATGTCTATTTTATTTCGCTAATTTCCCATATGTCACCACCAGATATCCATTCGTTGTCTTCGTCATATTCGTTTTCCTCTACATAATATTCCGTTACATTACACATTGCACCAACTGGAGAACTAAAATCATATACATCTGTTTTATACTTTTTAAGCTCATTTAATGCTTCTTCTTTGCTGTCGAATGACTTAATAATTTTCGGATCTGCATTCATATCCTCAACTGCACACCCCTTAGCCAAATCTTTTTTCCTTACCTCAACCGAATTCTCTTTCAATTCATATTTAATCATATCTTATCGCCCTCCATTTTAATCAACAAATTTTCCAAACGGTGTTGCTGACCATACGCCATATTCGTTTCTCCAAATACGTTCACCACGTTTTCTAGCTTCGCTTTCTGCCAACAAGCCAGGCAGCTTATTTATTTGCAATGGGTGATCTTCTCCCTTTAACGCAACTACAATTTCTTCTGACACATTTTCTAATGTGTCTATTTCTGGGCACTCTGCATATTTCTGATTATAGGTGCTCATTGCATTGCACCAATATTTTCTTATTTTCATAATTCATCAACCTCCTGATATTTTTTAATATAATATCACATAAGGTGTCCTATTATCTGGACACCATATTTTTTTCTTTATTGCAAATCCAATTATAATCTTTTTCTGTCATAACAGAAACATTCTTTCCGATCACAACTGTAACCATTTTCTTGCCACAAGTCTCAAACCTACTAATTACTCTCATAATTGTACCTCCATTATATCAAATATCCGATTATTCTGCCATCAATTCTTCAATTGCCTTTGTAAATTTTTTCTGTAAAGATTTTCGTGTATTAATCAAATCTTTCTTGGTTGGTTTTCCACCACATTCATTTATGTATCTAGTGGTTAGATTTTTCCAACTGATTCGACTATTTTCTTCCATCCTGACGTACACTTTTCTATATGTAACCATAAAACCATTACTGTGATCATTGTATTTCTTAACCAATGGAAGAATCTGCTGATCTGACCAGTCAATCTCATTCTTCTTTTCTTTTACTTCCTTTACCTTATATTCCATATCGGTTAATACAGCCATGAAAATGCTCTTGAGATCTTCATTCTGGTATACGACCTCAATCGTCTTCGGAGAATAACTAAGATTATTCCGTTCCTTATAATCTTTTGCCTCTTGCTCCCAACAGATGCCATAATTCTGCCTCATATAATCATAGATATGTTTTAAGACGCTTGCTGTTTTACGAAAACTGCTATTGCATACGATGTTTTCAGCTTTACCGTATACAATTCGTTTCCACGAATCTTCTTCCGAAATTTCTTTTATAGGTATTTTATTTTCCGGCAATTGTGTTTCTTTTCGTGAAGATATATCCAATAACAGTTTTGCCATGTTTGACATTCCGTCATATAATTTCCGATTCTGTTCTTCCAGGTCGTCTAATTTTGCATAAAGAATTTCAAATTCTTCTGCATAGTTTGGAACTTCAGGAATAGGAATCTGAATCATATTATTTCTAACCGCCGGAGCAACTTCTTCTTTTCTTTTAGAAAGAAATGCTTCAGCTAACACATCTTTTGCCTTAAGCTGATACTCTACTAATCTATCGGCTAGTTCTGGATTTTCCTTCTTCATCGTTGGAGTAATAGAAATCTTCGCTAACCACAAAGGAAGATATTCTAACATTAGACATAAAACATCACTATTTGCATTATCTGTACCTAGAGGGTAAAAATTTACCCCCTTGCTCAATACCAAATCTTTTTGAATTTTCTTACGTTCATATTTCCCTCTGTCTTCGCTCAATCCAAGCCCATCACAGATCCACTTAACTCCTACCCATACGATATCTTCTATCTGTGCTGCTCTCAGCATTGCACCATTAAACTCTACATCTTTTATTGCTAATCCCTGCATAATTATCTCCTCCATAATATTTCTCATGTAAAATTTCTGCTTCTACACGCTTCTCGCAATAGAAGTCCTTTTCTCTAATCTCCAATGCTTTAACTTCTTCTTTGCAAAAAGCGCACCATTGATTTTTCACATGATTCTCTTTTCTCATATTGTGTATTCTCTGCAATCCGTTACAAGTACACCCATCTGTTCTCAAACATTTCAGACAGATAAATTCCGATGACTTCTTTGGATTCCCATTTCGTTTTCCCATGTTAGTCACCTTTGATGATCCCAGCTATTCCAAATCCGATGATAAGTAATACTATTCCAAATCCAAACATTCTTATCACCTACCTACCTGTCTAAAATACATCCGATTAAATATAATATTCCAGCAACAATCATTTTAACCATTTTATATCACCTTCCTTATTGTGCTGCTCCCCACAAGATACCAATAATAAATCCGATAGCAATCACATATCCAACTATTCTTCCTAACTCGTACATATACATTATCCCCTTCCTAGACCCAACAAATTTTTAACATTATCAATCCAAAAACTATTACAAATATTGCAAAACTGGTAACAAATGAATCACTGATTTCCATTTTCTGCTTATCTTCTTCCGTTTCTTTTTCTTTTTCAACGATTGTGAATGGTACATCTACACATTCCTTTGCAGTTTCATTCTGAAAATCCATAATGTCTATTTCTTTAATAGCTGGTTCTAAAATATCATAATCTCCAAATCCGGCTACTTTCTTATATAACATATCAACACCTCCTATATACTGCCACGTTTGCATTACTGTCTTGATACCAGTGGTATTCCGGATATAAACCTGATACACCACAATCTTCCAAGTCATATCTTCTTTGTATTTCTCTAAATTTTTCCTCTGTTTCACAAAATATTTTTTCCATATGTAATTTCCCTTTCATATTAAAAATAAGAGCATCATTATTGACACTCTTATATTCTCTATGTATTTATTTAATTTTTATTTTTCATACTGTAAAATCTCGCTTTCATTCGCCTGGATATTTACCATTGATTTCTTCATTCCATTCATCATTGTAATGCAATAACGACGCTAATATAGATTCTTGACAAGTTTCATATACTCCACACAGAGCAGAATCACATAAACTGCATGGTCGAATTTTCTTTCCACAATCTTTACATTCTATGAAATCCGTTTCCATCGGATTGAAACTTTCAAATGGTGTCTCATATCCACAATTAGGACAAAGTTCATCTCCATCCCACAAATCATTCATATACTCTTTCTGTGCATTAGATAATGTTAATTTTTGATACATACTTAATCACCTCATTACCCACAATAATAAACATTGCAGTAATCAAATACCGCATATTCATTTACGTTCTCTTCTTCAATTTCATTTTCTGTGATTAATGGATCGGTCGAATAAGAATCTAATGGTCTTGATTCATCACCATTATACTCATGAGCATACCAGCCTCCATTGTAAAAATCAATTTCCAAATCATTATCTCCGGATACATAGCTTTCGGCACTCTGAATATCTTCAATTAACTGTATTTCTCTTTTATTGAATTTTACATTCGTTTCTGCTATTTTTATTAGATAATCCATATATCTTATGTTATTTTCTAATCTTTCTTTCTCTTCCTTGATTTTATCGGCAATCAACGTAACTGCTTTAGCCATATTATCTTTGTCAAGATATACCTCATAATCTAATTCATGTCTTACTTTATTTATTGTAAATTTGTAGATCATTTTATTTATGTCTAGAATTTTATATGTATGTAATCTTTCTTCTGCGTTGTAAATGTGACACTCTAATTTACCTTTGTTTTCACCAGAGCACTTCAATATGTACTTATATAATTTAACAATTTTATTTTCTGTTTCACTCATATAGCCACCTCATTTCAATTTGAAATCCGACTTTCATTTCATGGTTAATAATCCTTACATAAATCCATAATTGTATTTGTAAGATCTATTACTGATTTAATACTATTTCCACTTAACATATCAAAAGATTCATTATTAGATTTAGACACCAAATCACAACAATGATGCCAACCGTCTATTTCATTATATACAAATGTAATTTCCAAATTAACATCTTCATTTAATGAACACTGCCAAGGATAGTCTTTAAAAGAATCCGGTTTCTTTCCATTTCCGTCCCAAAAGTCAGGATTCATATCTTTTATAAAACTATATGCAGTAGCAATTGCTTCAACTCTTTTCATCTTTTTTCACGCTCCGTCTCTATTTATATAATGTATGTTTGCCTTCTGAATCACGTTTCCATTCATATCCGGCAAATTCCAATGCCTTTAACGCTCCTTCATAATAGCTCATATTCTGCTGACTGACATCCTCCATGTTGGCAATCATCCATCTTTCGTCTAACCATTCTTCTGTTTGCTGCTTAATCTGCTTTGATGTTCTTTTCATCCCAACCAAACCTCTCTTTCATCTATTCAATTCCAATCAATAATTCTCCAAGCTGCTTTGCATCCTCAACCTTACAAATTGCAGTTGCTTTGCTATCTTCCGTTCCATTTCTCCGTGTAAAATGTGATACGAGATATACTTTATCCGGCATATCTTTCCCGTCCACTTTGTAATGTCCGATTTCCACTGCTACATTCTCTTCAAGTTTTCCAATCTCTTTTGTCTTTGTATAAATAAATTCCTTTGCCATATTTCAACACCTCATTTTTAAATATTTACTGGCTCTTCATTTTCATCATATTCGATCTTTTCAATTTTTACGATATATCCTACTTCTTTTTCCTTATCATAAACTTCCATTTTTACATTCGCTGATGTAGAAATTCCCCATTCAAAAGAGTACCTGTCACTATTGTTCTCTACAATTTCAGAAAAATAATCTCCGATTTCCTCATAGTCTCTTGCTTCCTGTTTGCTTCTTTCAATACTTTCTGTGCTCATATTTTATCTACCACCTTTCAATTTTATATTCTCTAACTTAAAAAGCAGACAACATATTGTTATCTGCTTCATTAGTTCAAAAATTCCTTTATAGAAATACCATAATCCTCTTTAAATTCTTCATCGTCCTCTTCATCGTATCCATCTAAAATATCTTGAATATCTGGATGTTGCCAATCTACTGTATTAAACAATCTTTCTGCAATGTTTTCAATATCATGACATTCTTCCATAAAATCTTTTCCTGTATAGCAATTATGGATAATGTCTTCAATATCTTCTTCTGTTGCTTTACTATCTACATTTAATTCATTTAACCAAATATCCGGTATATAGATAATATTATCAGATACTTCAAAATCTCCTTTGTAAATTAAACATTCCTGACCATCTGAAAATTCAAAAATATCTTCTAAATGTTCTCCATTTTTCAACCGTTCTTTTAGTTGCTCTTTTGTAACTGTAATATTTTTTGAGATGTTGCTTTCCTTTTTTAATTCATTTACTTCCAATTCTCTTTTGTAGTCATAATTTCCACCATCACACGGAAGATCAATCTCGCCATCATTAATCATTGTATCTACTTTGTCATAAGCATCATATCCATTTTCTGCTCGTACTTCTATTTCTCTGGTATATGCTTCTGTAATTTTTACTTTGAATGTTTTCATATATTATCCTTTCTTATATTGAAATGCGGTTTTCATTTTCCCTCTATTATTTCATCAACATCCACGTCAAAACTTGCACCACATTCTTCACAAATACAATATCGTCCAAGATCATCTTCTTTAATTTCTGTTGTTTCAAATTCATGCCCACAATTTAAACATTTAACTTTCATAATTTTTCCTCCTTGAAATGTGCTTTTCATTAGATTACTTCAATTTGCCAAACCGGTCGATATTCTCCATTGCATGTCTTTCCATATTCGCACAATCCATTTTCAAACTTCCAGTCTTTTGCCTTTCCAAATTCTAACCATGTACCTCTTCCACCATTTGCGTTATTGATTGGATTTTTAAAATTTACACTATCAATACTATACATTCCATTTGTCTGCATTATATTTACTTTTCTTATTTGTCCAGTATATTCTGGTTTAATAAAATGTTTGATGATTATAAAATCATGTCCTTCTCTCAAAACTCTTTTAAGCTGTGATAAATTTTTAATTTCCATACCTATATCTCCTTTTGAAATTTCCGTTTCATATTGTCTTACCTAATTTTCGTCCGCATTCCGGACAGAATTTGATTGGGATATAGATCGTGCCAACGCCATCCTCTTCGGATCCGAAGCAACTCTTATCCTTTATAATCAATTCCGGCGAAGCTGTCTGATAGTCATGGATCACACCAACTGTATCATCCACATGAATCATATTTCCTGATATATTTTTGGAGATTTCTTCATTTCCATTGTGAGATTCTTCGGATAATTTCCATATTTATTCAACCATTCTGTAAAATGGTATGTAAGATAACTTTCTAAATTATCAATATTTTCCGGCTTTTTGCTATTGTTCTAATAGCATCACAGAAAATCTTTGCGTATACTTCATTGATGTTTAAATACACATCTAACGCATTTTCCGTATTGATATGATACCTTTTCTTTCCAATGTTAAAACCATATTCGCCATGGTATGATTTCATTTCTTCTACAGATTTCAACTTCTTATAGCCGTATGTATTGAAAAATTCCATACATTCTTCATCAGAATCAAATTCCAATATCTCTTTTGATTTGAGATATTCATTCAACTTTTCTATATTAATATTTAACATTAATTATCATCTCCATTTCTTATAATCTGATAACACTCTGCCTGATCTTCTGTTAATTCATACATTCCGTTCTTATCTGCATATTCACTTGAATATATATTACGCTCTGCATCTTCATCAAGCACCATAACAGTACAATCTTCCACGGCAGCATCTACAATTCTTTCCGCCTGTTCTATATCTTCTACTTCTTCAATGGGAACTAAAACAGTTTTCTTAAAAATCATTTCCGTTGTAATTGCATAATATTTCTTTTTCATAATATCAACCATCCTCTCTATAATAAATTTCCCAATTCTTTCATCCATTCATGCCTACCTTATAATTAACATTGTGTTTCTATCTGTTTTTAATCTGCTGCAATCAACATGATTTTGTGTTAAAAATTGATATAACAAAGATAATTGAGTAAGATGTAAGCATTCTTTCTGATTTCTTCTAATATCTGTTCCATAATACAAAATTTTCATATCTTCATTGCCATATAAATGCTTTTTCTGTATTAACTTCCTACAGTCATTAAGATAATCATTGAATCGTATCAATATATTTTCCGATACAGTTACATTTTGAGTTGTATGATATCCATTACAATCCAAATTCTGCATATAATTGACTTTAATATTTTCCATTTAAATTACTCCATTTCTATAATGAAATTGCTATTTCTTTATTTTAGAAAAATGATTCTTCTTTATCTTCTTCTTTATCTCTCCATCTAAGTCCGTCATAACCACATCCGGCTAAAAATCCGGTATAAACTGTAGATAACCAGCGTTCTCTTGTATCTTTATTTCCTTTGATCTCGCTAAAGATATTAAGCTTGACGAATCTATGTTTTTCTTCTTCTGTTAAACGTTACCATGTCCATGAATTTTTAATGACATTCTGAAAGTATTTGCCTATTACTTCATCTAGTTTTTCCGTCATTGCCTATCACTCCTTATTCTCTAAAATTTCCAATACGTGAAGTATTTTTGCGGTATATCCGTAAATACCCTCATATTCTAACCATGATTGAAAAATTTCCGCTTTAGAATACATTTCCTGAATTTCTTCTACGCTGCTATAGCTTGTATTATTCATTTCATTAAATGCATTGATAAGATTATTTTCCATCATTACTCACCACCCCTTTTTATTTGAAAGCACTATCCATAAACATAAGATCGAAATAATGTGCTAACACCTCAAATTTTTCCGACTTCTGTAATTCGTCAAACAGCTCTGCAACATATTCTTTTTCCTGTTCATTCTGATCTTCATCGTCTGACATATCACGGATAAAGTTCATTAATTTTTCCGCTAATTGCTTTGGTGTAAACTCGTATTCTTTCATATTTCTCATTCCTTCCTTTTCTTTATTCTCGTTAATAAGTGAAACAACTAGCAACTTTTTATGGCTGCCAGTCGTGATTATTTTCCGTTATAGCTGTTCTTCTCTTATTTTTCCATTCGGATAGTATGTAATTAATCTGTTAAGACGCTTGTTTAACTTCACTTTTCCGTATGATACAAGCGCAACTTTTCCGGTCATAAGCTTGTCTATAGTGAAGTCTGAGAACCCATATTCTTTTAGTTTCTGCTCCATGTGTACCACCTACATACACTTCCTGATACTCTTATTAAGTGATTCTTCTAATTTCCCCGTAATTATTCCGTCAAGTCTTTCATGAAACGTTCTTTTTCTCATGCCGTATTGATTTGTAAAATCAAGAAAATTATAATAGCTATTTGATTCTGTATCATGTAAAACAAAATCTTCTAAACCTTTAACATTGTCTATAAGATATTGCGTAAAGTTTACAAAGACTTTCGGATCGTTTGTTGTACACCACACAAGCATTTTATTTTCTTCTTTTTTCAGTGATAAAAATTCCACTGTCTGCATTTTTTATGCCTCCATTCTAATTTTCCTGATATCGCAATTCTCTAATGAAACAATATGATCTTCTGTAAGTTATTTTGAAATATTTTTCAATTAGATTTTCAAGTAAGCACAATTTAATAGCTGATTCTCTATCACCATCGCTAAAATCTAATAGAAAATAGTTCTTGCAATGGCTTGCATATCTGTTATTGGTACAATACGCAATGATTCTACTTTGCATCTTCTTATTTTCTTTTCTTTCCGATGCCGGATGATTGTTATACAATGCAAGTGAATATCTTATCATAATCGTTTTTCCCTCCATTACTTAACCAATGCCAATATATTGCTTTTCCGATATCCGGCAAATGTCTTTTCTGTTTCTTTTGCATATTTCCCGACTGAATACATAGACACTTTTTTAATACTATGTGGATAACGTGCGTTCCCCTGGTTGTAGTTTTCCATAACTACTATGTACTTAATTTTTCCGTCAGTGCGTGTCTTTGCATTCTCACATAAATTAAGAAGTTTTCTATTATAAGCTTCTTCTTTAATCCGGCAATGACCGTCAGGAATATTTTTCACTGACTGTTTAGCAGCTATTTGCATTCTACGAAAATCATTAAATGTAATTCTCTTAATATTTTCCATCATAAGATCTTCACTCCTTTGTCTATTCTTTTGATTATTTTTCCGTTGTGAATGACTGCCACACGCTTTACACCGTGGAATTTTGAGAAACAATCCGCAAACTTAAAAGCTGATTGCTCACTCTGAAATTTTCCGCTGTGAATGTTATCAGCATAGACGTTATATGTGTTGTTCTGCATTCTGTGTTATCTCCTTTTTTATACGAAAATGCATTCTATTACCTGAATGTCATTTAAATTTGCTGTTTCAAAATACTGATCTTGTTCCTGTTCTTTTTGTTTTTCTGATTCTGAAAAATAGCCATATTTTTGATGAAATAATTTAGATTGAATATTTCTAAATGCATACATAGTATTATCTTTAACTATGATATCTTTGATACTTATTTTCCCATGCAAGCCCATCTGCTTTAATGTTTTATAATATTCAATCTGTTTATTCGGTTGCATATTGTATAAACTTGTAATATTTCTTACAACTCCGCACGTTTTATTATTATCATCTTTAATAGTGATACTGTTTTTACTGATTTTAATTTTCTTGTTAATACAATCTTTTATTTCTGCCATTGTTTTCCACTCCTTTTCTATATTCCAAGACTCTCCATAAGTCTATAAATACTAGCGTTTAGTTCACCCTGACGCACGTCGAAAACACTGTCAGAAGTCAATGACTTGATGTTATATCCGTTCTCTGTTTCTGATACAATAAAGATGTCATTCCCTATTGTGATTCTCATTTTTTCCACCTCTTTCCTATAATGGATAACCGAAAACAATATAAAATGCTATCATTCCAGCAAATATGCCAATCATGGCAAAACTTCCGATGATAGCACCAACGACCGCTTGACGATCTTCTTTAATTTTTCGTGATTTTCGCTTTCGCTCCATTATTTTTTCCGCTGTGTAGGCATCATAGTTGCTGTATGTAGTTGCGTTCATGTGTTTATTCCTCCTTATTACAAAACTCTTTGAACATTTCCGCATATTGTGTTCCCATTGCTTTTATAAAGTCTGATTATAATTTATTCGACTTTCTTAATTCATCGTTATTTATTTCCGCTTTATGCAGATCTTTTCTCATATCATCGTCAATAACTGACTGCATTAAACATTTAAAATTTCCAGTAGGCTCTATCATTTGTTCTAATACCATTTCGTCATTGATGTAAATTTGTTCCCATAAATGGATAATGATACAAGAATCATCAATAAACCACCTGAAATAAAATGTCATTGCTTCTGACACGTTGACAAATTCTTTTGTAGTATATAGACTGCTATCTCCTGTACGTTCTAATTCATCCGCAATTTTTCCGTCAGTTATGTATTCAACTGTATATTTTGTTTCAACAGTTGCTTTTCCTGTACTTTCCAAACTCCAACCTATAAAATCTTTAAACATATTATTTTCCCTCCTTATGTGGTATGGTATTCTCTGTATTAATTAGAAAAGCCTATACAGGTTTTTAGGCTTGTATAGGCTAGAAAAATTTCCGTCATAGACTTTATTTATCAAATGTATATGTATTCCCGTCTAACGTTATTATTTCCAGAGTAGAGCCATCAACGTTCCACGATGAAAGCTCATTCAATCCGATATACTGTTTTAAGTCTGGACTGTATACGTTTTCTTGCTTTTGTGCGTATAATTCATAGCCGTCTTTAGTCGACACTGCCAATTCATCATTAGTACCGCCACCGCAATTCCAATCGGATATTTTTGCCATGAAATCACATATGTAATTGAATTGATCTTTGTTGGAAAGATCGACTTTTTCCGGCATGGTATGAATAACTTTTGCTTTTGTCGTGGTTGTGTGTGGTGCTGTGTTTCTTCCTATATAAAAAGCGGTCAATGTTATAACTGCCATTGTGAGTATGTATGTTATTTTCTTTTTCATGATTTTAGTCCTCCTCCTGTTCGTTTTCAATATCGTCTAATACTTCCGAAATAGCTTGTCCTAACAAGTAACATCTAATAGAAACGTCCATCCATTCCCATGCACCGTCTAAGAATTTTTTGCCGATCGTTTCCGCATCAACACAAAATTCATTACACATCGTTTCTAATAAGTCCATGTTATCTAGTACATATTCTTTAGCTTTGTAGCTGTTGAAAGTATAACTTCCACTTGCGTTTCCTGTTACGCCATCATACGCCCATAAATCCTCATTTAATTTTTCTTCAAGTTCAGATTTGTTATAAATGAGATCGTCAATTGATAACTCAGAATCGTTTATGATATACTCTCTGATATCTTCTTTCATAGTTTCTAAATAGTTGTAGTTCATCATAATTTTTCACCTTAACCTTTTCTTTTTTATTCTGATTTATAAATGATATTTATTTAATTCAAGAGTGCCGTGAAAGATAAAATCAATCATCAGTTTTAAAGCGTCTTGCTCTAATAAGCAAGTGCGATACATTAAGTTGGTTATAAATTCTTTAATTGCTAATGTTTCGTGAGAAACAACGTTTAAATCGTTTAATAAAGTTATCATGCGTCTTTCAGTTTCAAAACAACTTAATGATTTCGTGATAACCTGGAAAACTCCGGATTTTATCATGTCATATAACCATGATTCAAAATCCTGATATTCTGTCTTGTCTGCCATATCTCTGTAAACTTCACGCATTTGTGAAGATGTAAAAGCTTTACCGTTGAATGGTTGTTCGTAACTGACATACATTTTTATGTTTTTCATAACTCTTTATCTCCTTTTCTATTTGATGTTTGTTTATTCTCTTTTTGGTTACAACCTTATTAATAAGTCGTGAACTTTCGCCGGACTGGAAGACCGTCTACCGATTTAATAAGGTATTGCATAATTTCAAGTGTTTGGTTAATTTGATGTAACTATTAACCCTTTACTGATTTTTGCAATAAGAAAAAGCAATCTAAAATATAGACTGCTAGTTTTTTGTGAATGTATTGTTTATTATCTCCGGCTATACTTTCGTATAGGTGACGCCGTTTCTACTTGCTATCAATTTTTTATATAGTAATGTTACCTATATACAAGTGCGCTTTACGGACACGCTACAACTTTTATGTATCATTGATAGATAGTTGCTATCTTTTTCAGTCCTTGAAACTTTAACGTTGTTTACATCGAATCATACGGTCAATAATCTGTTTTATATTGGAGTTGTTGACGATCTCCAAAAATGGTAGCACAATTATTTTTGTAAGGCATTGCCACTCTTGAGCCTTGCGAAAGTCTTAAGTTCTTTCATACTTTTTTTGCAATTCCTAGTTTGCGTGTACTCCTTGCCACCGTCACGGCTATTTATTTATCATTGTTAGTCTAACAATGTAATACACCTATAAGGACTTATTATTGTCTTGCCTAAATATAGGATTTTTATTTAAATGTTTTTATAATGTAATACCGTTCAAATTTTAACTACTCTAGTATTTTTTATACTTGCTTTTTCAATCGGCTTGTTTTTGCAAGTGGCTATTGTTTTTGTATCGCAGTCAAGGCTCAGCGTGTTTACTTTTGATAATGCAGATGTAAAATATTAAGAACTGCCAAACTTTATGACGCTGAGCGTATTTTATAAGTATCAATTAGAGATTTACTTTTGTGTATCTCTTTTTGATGTACTAATAATAGCATAGGTTTAACCTATATGCAATAGGTTTAACCTATCTTTTTAATCTTTGTAAATTGTCAACAATAGACATCGTTTTATAGGTTTAACCTATTGTAAAATATGCACAATAAACAATAGCTTTATTGACATCAGGCATGATAAAATAGTATAGTAATGTACTACCCTTTTAGATTTTTAGAGAATAGAAAAGAAAGTACATATAATATAAGAAAGAAAAGGGTTGATAATATGGCATATAACAAAAAAGCTGATGATAACTATAGAAAGAAATGTAATACTATTGGACTGAAATATACACCAAATGAAAGCAATGAATATATAAGGATAAGAATGTATTGCGATATAAAAGGAATGAGTTTACAAAAATATATTAAAGAGCTTATAAAGCAAGATCTTGATAGCAAGGGAATTGAGTATGCAGATAGTATGGATAATATGGATGTATGATTGTACTATTATAAAAGCATATATATAATAGGAAAGAACTAATGATATACAATGCTCTGTATTGGATATATGATAGATATATAATATATGATACCTGATAGCAATGTATATAATATAGTATAATGCTATATATGTATATAAGTAGTGTATGGTATATAGTAGTATATGTATGCATATGATATGCAGTATGTATGATATAGTATATAGATATATAGTATTATATATAGCATATGTATAGTATATAACATGGTATAATATGATATATTATTGAATATATTTTGAAATGTATTTGAATATGTTAATAATTATTAATTGATAGATAATAAGTGTTTGGCTGCTGAATAGGTATTTTCAATAGTATAGTTGTGTTTAGTTTGGTATATATGTTTAGTGTACTGGGATTGTGTGATCTGTATAAGTGCTGAGTTGTACAATATAGCATTATAGTATATATGAGTTAGCATAAAGGTATATTTATTATTGAATATGGTTGTATCGCTTTTGTGGTGCATGTAGTTTTCAATACTACGTGTAGTAGTTTATATATCTATTTGTTGGGTTATCCACATTGCAAGATGTAGTTATCCACATTGTGTGGATAACTTTTTGACAACTAAACTTATCAAAAAATCGAACCTTACTATCAAATTGTTATTATCATTTTGTTACTAACAAAGATTAATATCGCCCGTCAGATCTGCATCCTACCCCATGAAAACTTTATCAATAACACAATAAAATTTTAGTTTCATACGGGGACTAAAAATACCAGTACCGTATATCAAATTGCATTTTTTCGAGAAGTGCAAAAAATAACCCATAAATAAAGGATTTTTTACTATTGTTATTTAGTATAAAAACGGTGACGGGGGTAGTTTACATTTTAGATAAAGTTAAGTTTACTATATCACACCAGATGTGTTCCACTCACACCCCACGCCAAAAATTTCAAACCTCATCTCTCACTCTCACCTATCCATTCAAAAATCTACCAAAAATCCCCAAAATGAGTTCGACACCGAGTTCGACAGAATCCCCATTTTAAGCCTAAAATCACTCCTCCACTCTACCCAAAATTCACCCAAAATCATCAAAATCACCACTCCAACACCCAACAAATTCCCATAAACAGCCACCTTTTTCGAACTCAATCGTTACCTTATTATAATAGGTTTAAAAATCACATCAAAAATCTTCACATTTACTCCTATCTCATCCTCAAAATTCCCATATATAAAGCCATTTTTACTTCTTTTCATTCCATCGCTACTCCATTTATGTCTAATCGCCTACCGAACTTCCATATCCAAACATATAATTTTATATCTTACATTTACGTCTAACTACTCATACACTCACCCAAATCACAACAACATCTCATATCTTTAGAGAATATATAATCACAAACCGGCTCCACCATTCCAAAATCATTTTTCAAAAACAATACAAAAGAATCAAAAAATTATAAAAAAGGAGACAAAAACAAATGCGATTAACAAATTCACAAATCTTGACTCAATTCCCATCCTGGGCTAATCATCCATCAAGAAACATTCAACAAGTGTGCTATGAAGACATACCAGACTGTCAATATACACAAGAAGATTATAACAAATATCAATCCTGTACTGACAGACATCTCCTAAACATTGGATGTGCCAATGCTTATATTTACTCACACTATGGAACCTATGATATTTATAAAACCATACCAGGAGATGTTTACATTCAGACATCTACGCAACAATTATTACACGGCACTCTCTCAATACCATATAGAAACAAACCAATCACAATCCATATCAATCTCATGTATGGATTTAAAGCATTATCAATTCTATCTCTTCGTGGAACCGGAAAAGTAAAAGGATTCTGTAATAAAGATGGACAAGGATCTCCAGCAAATCACTTATCAACAGAAGAATTGGAGCCAGATACAATAAAGAAAACACTCTCCAATCCAATGTTAGATTATGGATATGGAATACAGAAATTTATGGAAACAGCCAGAGAATTATATAATAAAGAATCATACAACTATATCATGCAAAAGACATTTGATTTGTAATCTGCTTAGAGAATATAAAAATATTTTTGATATTCTAGCAGAAAATATGGTGATTGTATAAACAGATGCAAAAATCGCACAAACTGACATCAAAAATCCATTTCTTTATCACATCCTAACAATTTACCATCCATGGCTATAAAGTTGCTTAAATCTCTCTCAGCTAACATAAACTCCACAGACAGCATGTAAAGAATGATGTGCTGCACAATAGAAAAATAAAACAGACATAACATAAGACAGGCAATAAAGTCTGTCTTATTTCATATCTATTAAATTATCATAAAAAGTATCATTCTATATCAGCCTACTAAATCTTAATAAATGACATCAATTTTAATTCAAATACCCATACCCTACCAACTTTACGCCGAGCATATAAAAATTAAAAACAACATCAAATCATTAAGATTTTCTCCACAGACATATGTAATAAAAATTAACTCTACCCTTCTATTCCGGAATACAAATCACAGAATGAAAATTGCACAACAAATATTTATCTTCGCAGAGAATACTATATTGCACTACTTCATCATCAATACTTACTTATATAATCACAAACTTAGAAAATAAAACCAAAACATACACACGAAAGAAAGAATGAGGAAAATATGAAATTAAAACTAATTACAACAGAAACCTTTGGTACAGTACCATGTGACTTCTATAGAAATATGAATGATGACATGTTACTTACAAGAGAACAAATTGGACAAGCATTAGAATACAAAGATCCATCCAAGGCAATTCGTAAGATTCATCTAAAACACAAGGACAGATTAGAACCATTATGCATAAGGCTGAAATTAGACAATAACCAGAATGGGGCTAACCTGTCAAAAAGTGAAGAACAAGAAAGAGTTTATTATACGCAACGAGGAATTATGGAATTATGCAGATGGTCTAGACAACCAAAGGCTGACAAATTCATGGATTGGGCATGGGATATCATTGAATCATATAGAAACAACACTCTCTCATCACAGAATATAGATATGAAAGCATTCACGGATATCCTTACATCATTATCCAATACACAGGCTGCAATGGCACAGACATTAAATCTGCTCAATGAAAAGATTAACAATATAGAAGAACAACCTAAACCAAAGAGGAAATATTCTTACTGGACTTCTAAGATGTTTCCGAAGTATGAGGAATTAATGAATTATCTTGGATATGAATCAAATGGAGAATTATATAAATATCTCTATAAAGAGTTCAATGACATGTATCCAGATTATGATTTGCGTCAAGTCGCTGATGATTATTGTTACGAGAATAAATTAGAGACATGTTTTACATTAGATGCAATTGAACATGATAAGACAATCAGAAAGTTATTTGAAAGAATGGTAGATAATCTTTTAGAGGAATGTAAGAAAGAATATGAAGAAAGAAAATGTGATGTTATTTCTAATCATGGATAGAGAATAGATAAGAAGACAGATTGTTTGATTCATCCATTCATCATTCATCAATCCAATCATAAACAATCGAATGAAAAATTACGGAGTAAATGGACGACAGTTCATTTACGGAGTTATAATCTCTTCTCTTGATAATATGAGTCTATATTGATATTGACTGCACAATCTGACCCTGAATATGTACCTAGATGCAAACGGTTTTCTAATTTGGGTACATGACGTATGTACCTAGATGAGAAAGATGATTTTTTTAATATAAGATTTATGGAGGTGAAAATATGTGAAGTGTTTAATGGACATATGGAGAATATAAAAATATAGCATAATAATTATTTTTTAAAGAAAGGAAATATAGAAATGAAAGAATTAAAAATCAATCCACGTTTTGAAAAATTCTCTCCAAAAAAGAAGCAAGACGAAATTGACAAGCTTAGAAAAAGCTTGAAAGAAAGGGGATATATAGGATCTCCAATTCTTACATGGCATGGATATATAGTAGATGGTCATAATCGCTATTATATGTGTAAAGAATTGGGTGTACAAATTAATGATGATAATATTGAGGAAATTGATTTAGGTGATAATGCGGAAGAAATTGACGCTATGGATTGGATGCTTACTCATCAGCTATCATCCAAAAATCTTTCTACCGGTGAAAAACTTGCTATGACAGAAGAATTTCAAAAAGAAGTTACTTTGGAGAACGAAAAGAAACGTCTTGAAGGGAATAGTAAAGGAGGTAGTTCAAATAATGAAGTCTCACTCCAATTGGAGTGTAACTTAAAAGAAGATGATCCAGTAAGAAAAGATTCTTGGACAGACTCCCAAACAGCAAAAAAAGCAGGTGTAGGTGTGGGAACTGTAGCGAGATACAATCGTGTAATGAATTCGGATGATGAAAATCTAAAAGAAAAAGTCAAATCTGGGGAAGTTACTGTTAATAAAGCATACGAGGAAGTTAGAAGAAAAGAAACTCGCACATGCAAAGTATGTGGCAAAGAAAAAAAGATTGTTGATTTCTTTGGTAATGACACTATCTGCAAAGAATGTTCTCGTAAAGAATCAGAAAAAAATGTTAATGCTCCAAAAATGCAATCGAAATCAAATCAAACAGAGAATATAAAAGACATATACGAAGATGTTTTAACTGCAAAAAATGCAAAAGATCAAATTAATCAGGATTATGAGCTGAGTTGGTTGAATGAAGTTTGTGCCGATTTTATTTCACAAGTCAATGATAGATTATTTGATTTGTTATGTGTAGTTGAAAAAATGGACAAAGAACATATTGAAGAAGCAAGTAATGTTTTTGAAAACTTTGTATCTAATGTCTTTGATATACAAGAGAAAATAAATAATAAGATGAAAGTTGAGGAAGTGTAAATGAAAAAAGAAAATTTATCAAAAGAAGAAATGTTAATTAAATACGGAGATATTGAATCTGAACCAAGATATGAGCGTATAGATTCAAGTATGCTTCATGCTGATTTACATTATCAAAATGTATTCGACCAGTCTATTATTGATAAAATTGTTAATGGGTTTAAGAAATCTTTATTAAGACCATTAGAAGTAAGTTATCGTAATGGACAGTATAATGTTATTGATGGTAAACATAGACTTACAGGCATTAAAGAACTTGAGAAATTAAATGGTGTTAAAATTCCAGTTCCATGCTGGGTTCATTACGGATTAACTGAAAAGGGAGAATGTAAATTATTTGTTGATTTGGAAAATGAAAAAAGAACAATTGGATCTATGGAATTGTATAAAGCTGCGTATGAAGCGAATGATGATTATACTGTAAATTTTGTAGGTTCTATTAGAAAAGTCGGTTTTATTTTTGATTTTTGCTCTACTTCAAAGAATGGAAGAATACATATGACCACTACACCTTCAAAAATCTTAGATAAACTTGGGCAAATAGATTTCGAAAGATTTTTAACATTGCTTTATAATACTTGGAATGGAGATAAAGATTTTTTGTCTCAGAGATTTATGAATGGATTCTGTAATTTTTATGAAAATTATAGAGATGAAATTGATGATAAATTATTTGTTAAAAGATTATGTTTATTAACAAAAGACGAAATTGAATTGTCATTGGCAATTAATATAAAGAATGATAAGTCTAAAGTTATTGCAAATTCAATTTTTAATAAATATAACAGAAATAAAAAGATGTATAAAACTAATCTCTTGGAAGAAAAGAAATATTTCTTTATGGTTTAATGTGGAGGTGACAGCTCTTGCCTAACTATGTAAAGATTCCAAGAGAAATAATATATGACACCGCCCTATCTGATAAACGAGTAATTATCTTTTCATACTTATGTGCAAGACGTTCACTTGATGATACAGTCGCATTTTCTACAAAAGAATTATGTGATTGGTCAAAGATAAAACCTAATTATAGGGCAGGTAAAATCAATCAAAAATATTATGAAGTCTTACTTCTACTCTCTCATTATGGATATTTTAATGAATGTCCAGATTTTGAGAAGTGTCTTACTGAGGGTTCAAACTCAGATAAATTCCGAAAAGTAAAACTGAATATTGATAAATTTGATATTCCGGATGGATTTGGAATTATTTATTTTGATGAGTTGGATAAGATTCTAAATTTCAAAGAAGAACTAGCGAATACAGAAATAGATACCTCAAGAATATCTTCAGCACATCTTCTACTTATTTTATCTTATATCAGAGTGAATCTAAATAGAGATCCATCAAAACCATTGTGTTGCTATAGGCATTATAAAAGAATTCATGAGGACACTGGCGTATCTGATAGATATGTCAGTAAGTCCTTAGAGATATTGAAAGCTATAGGGATTATCAATTATGTAGCCATGCAAAGAATCAGATATAAAGACAAACATGGAGATTTTTCTTTTACAACAACTCCAAAGATTTTTGCAGATTATAGACATTTTACAAAAGATTCTAATGGGAATCAGATTATTGATTCTGAGTATGATTCTGAATCAGAAATACAAAAACAAATTAAATATATGGGGAATATATAAGTAGAGAGATGTCATTATAAAACAACACCTCTCATTTGGATGGCATATGAGAATGAAAGACGGAATAGAAAAGACTCGTACCTATTTACATTTCGTTCTCATAGTTGATGCTAAAACAATTAATCTCACATCAAGAAAGGATGACCAGAGATGAATAATTTTATAAACAAAAAGGAGAACAACAAATATGACAAACGAAACAGAAACAGTAAACTCACAGAACCATAACACATTACATATCCCAAGCCGTGAAGAATTTCATAAGAGATATGGTGGAGAAATCCGGGGGTATGATTTTTGCACAGACTACTACCCCATTTCTATTGGACAAGATAAAGGTTCTAGAATCGCTGAACAGATTGAAAGAGATAGAAAGCGTGAAGAGAAATTATATATGGAAGAAGCTACTAATAAAGAAAGATGTAAAAAATATGAGGAGGAGTAAGGATATGGAAAATTTAGAAGAAAAGTTAGAAGTAATCAAATATGGAGATACCTATTCAAAATGTGTAGATAAAGATTGTGAAAATTGTAGTGATTTAGAAGAATGCTATTCTCGTACAAATGAAGAATTAAATGATAAATATGCAAAATCCTTGGACTATGGTGGTTTCGATTCTGCTGAAGAATTCTGGGAACAAGTATATAACTAGGTGGTGATAGGATAATAAATGAGTGAATTTGGAATTAAAATAAAGAATATTGAAGCAAGCACTTTATATGAATATAACAATGGTGTCAGAGATCATTATGAATACAAAGATGCAATGTTTACCAACAGTCTATTTAGTGATTATCTAAAAGATAACGGATTAAAAGTATGGAAAGAAGAATCTACTAGAGATATTATCTGTTTAGAATTTAATTTTGGATCAAGATCATATGAAGAAGAAATTAATCATCTAAAAAAAGTCGCAATTAAAGCTCGTACAGAATATAAATTAGCCAAATCTTTTAAATATCAAACGCAAATTCAAAAAAAGAAAAATAAGCGTCAAAAATTATCCCAATTATTTAGAGAAGCACAATTGAATAAAGAAAAATATCTAAAGCATACCAAAGAAGATATTCGCACTATTTTTTATAACGATGGTGTAAATGTGGAATATATAACTAGAAAAAAGAATGGGGATATTATAAAACGAGAAACCATTCACTACAAAATGTTATATAGAAGCACTGGAAAAGCAAAAAAAGGTTCCTGTATGTTTATATGCGATAGGCTATATAAAAAAGCTATAAAATTCTTATACATGGGTATTAAATTGCCAAAGAAGAATTCTCCTATCGTAGAAATTAGTGCCTATGCCCCTCTTATATCTAGTGCAATAGTCGGAAAGGTAAAAATCAATCCTAAAAATATTTTAATATTAAAAGATGTCGATCGTTATTTTGATACAAAAGTTGTTGCAGTTAAAACAGATGAGAACCGGCAATGTTATGCGGAGCATATTGATAATTATAAATTAAAAAATACTCTATTCGACGGACAAGCTCTTATAGATAGTAGTATTTTTCCAGAATGGGGAAATGGATATATCTTATTAAGACATCATTTTTGTAAAATGGCTGCATTTAGTACGAACATCCAACAATTTTTTAAAGATTATTTTGGAGATGACTATTACTCTGCTACTGTCAAAGATATGTTTGGGAATGAACATTATGTAAAAGATATAGAATTGATAACCACAGATAATGCAATGAAGTGGTTAAAATTTGATATATCTTATGAGTATTGGTGCGAAAAAGTTTATGAGAATAATTGCATGTTTGGAATTGTTAAGACAGCTCATGAAAGTAAACTCGGGGAAGTTCAAAGAATGAGTTATCAAATGGTCAATTGTTTAGATGAATCTATTATGGAGAATGTAGTCAAGGAAAGTGTTGATTATGTTGAAATGCTTAAACAGAATGATGACGAATTTTTAAAGTATCTTGAAAAAAATAAGAATTTTTCAAATGATTACGAAGTTTTAATTGCATTATGTGAGCAGAATCGAGATTTCTTAAGAAGCTCATATTTTAGAAGAAGAAAAAGAAAAATTATTGAAAATTATGTATTAAATATGAAAAGTGGAAAACTAATACAGAATGCAGAAAATCTTGTCGTAGTTGGTTCTCCATATGCTATGCTCTTATATGCAGCAACGGGTGAGGAAAATTCTGTTGATGATGATGACACATTTTTTGTAGAATCTGGAACAGTTCAATGTTATACAGAGAGATTTAATAGTGGTGAGCATCTTGCGTTTTTTAGAAGTCCATTCAATAGTCAAAACAATTTAACATATTTACATAATACTTATCATAAAAAGTTAGATAAATATTTCAATCTTGGACGACAGTGTATTGCAATTAATATGAATGGGACTGATGCACAAGATAGAAACAATGGGATGGACATGGATTCTGATAGCGGGTATACAACCAATCAACCGGATATAGTTCAACATGCAAAAAAATGTTATTCAGACCATCCTACTATTGTAAATCTTATTCCTAGAGATTCAAAAAAATATAATCGATCTATGGATGAATATGCATTGATTGATAATAACCTTGCGAATTCACAATTAGATATAGGGTTGTCTAGTAATCTAGCACAAATAGCTAGAACATATTCTTGCAATTTCAATGACGAAAAATATGTAGATTACGTTTGTATTTTAAGTGTTTTGGCTCAGGTCGCAATAGACAATGCCAAGCGTCGCTTTGATATTGATCTTGGAGATGAAATAAAACGAATCCAAAAAGATTTAAATATAAAAACAAACCTTTATCCGTCATTTTGGCTACTTATTAAAAAGAATTTCAAAAAAGACAATATAAATGAAGAATTAAAATGCCCTATGAATTATTTATATAATTTAGATTTGTCAGAGTTCCATAATTCGACTTCTACTCTTCCAATGTCACATTTTTTCAATAAGTTTGAAATGTCAAATAATATTAGAACATGTAGAAAAGTTGAAGATCTGATTGCAAAATATTCTTTAAGTCTTTATGATATTAATTCTGGAGATTCTGAAGATAATGATTATTTGTTATTGCGAAAAGATTTTGATAACTTGATTTCAGATATCCAAAAAATAAAAATATCCAAAAATTATCTAGGATTATTTTCGTGGATGATTGATCGAGCATTTAAAATTTTGCCAGGAAGTTTAAGAAATCAAAAAAGTATATCTTCTGTTCTAAATAAAAACAAACCCCTTCTTTTAAAAACTTTATACGAAGTAAATTCGTCAAATTTACTAAAATGTTTCTCAAAAAACTGTTAAAAATGCTGTTTTTTGTGCAGACTTAATTTATTTGATATGTAAAAAATGCCCATTTTTCAACGTTTTTCAGCAATATGCTAATGCCCCCTTATGAGGAGAAAGTGGGCAATGATGCTTGTCTAACATGTTCAAGAGTAAATTTGCGTACGAATTTCGTAATACCAACACAATTATCCTCTCCGCTATTATTGCAAATGCGGAATATAAGTAAGCGACACGTGTATATTATTACTCCTTCATTGGAGAATATAGGGGGATGTTTTTCATCTCCCTACTAAGATTAATATATTGGCGGTGGGTAAAACATCTACTGCCAATTTTCATATGCTGGCGGTAAAGGTTGGATCTTGGCGTGGCTCATAACCATGTAAAAACTCGGTTCAATTCCGGGGCTTCAGCAACTTGTCTAGGGATATAGTTCAGTTGGTAGAACGCTTGATTTGGGATCAAGAGGTCGCACGTTCGAGTCGTGTTATTCCTATTACTCCTCTCCTATTCCGGAGAGAAAAATGTACGAAAGGAATGAATTACTATTAAAGAAATTAGTAAAAATGATTTAAAAACTCTAGTTGAGCGTGGAATTATTGGAAGAACTCATGTTAGATCCAATAGTTCAATCGGTGGATATCATTCTTGTGGTTTTTATGATATTGAAAAGTATAAAGACGGGAAAAAGAAAGAAAAAGGTAATAAGAATTATCTAAAAACTATTTATGCTCATATTGGAGTAGGTATTACCAGAAATCATATCTATATTGAGGATAAATATGCTGATATGGTTAATGGAATCAAGTAAATAATACTTATAGAAAGGTGGTTAGTGCCATCGCTAAGAAAAAGAAAGAATCAATAAAGGTTTCATTTGTAGACTCACCTTCTTCGGAGGATGTTACAGGGAGCCTTATTTTTATATCTACACCAAATCATAAAATTCTGGTAGATGCAGGATTACATCAAACAAATGATAGATATGAAGATTTCTTGGTGAATAATCGAAAATATAAGGAGTTCAAACCAAAAGAAATTGATTATATTTTCCTGACCCATAATCATGCGGATCATTGCTTATTATGCCCTAAACTTTATAAAGAAGGATGTAAAGCAAAAGTCATCGTTACAGAAGGGTCTTCTATCGTATTAAAAGATATGGCTGAAGATTGTGCAGAAATAAATGAACGTGATGTTCTTATAATTAATAGTCAGAATGATAAAAATTATTCACCGTTATATGGATTAGATGACGTATTTAATATGATGAATTATGTATCAGAATATGAATATGATAAGAAATTTTTCATTGATGATGAATTGTCATTTATGTTAATACCAAGTGGTCATTTGCTCGGGAGTTGTCAGGTTTTATTATTTTTAACAGTGAATAATGTTACAAAATCCATTCTGATCACAGGCGATATTGGAAATAAAATAATTGAGAATAGGTTTGTTGGACATTATGAGCAGGTGAGGACATGTGATTATGTAATTGCAGAGTCTACATATGGAGATAAACCAAAATTAAAGACAGGCAAAAAAGAGCGAAAAAATGATTTAGAAAAATTTAAATCTATAATTGAGACACAGATTCATGAATTAAAAGGTCGTGTTGTAATCCCAAGCTTTGCACAATCAAGAATTCAGCAATTAGCTCTTATGATATATGAAATATATAAAGATGAAGAGTGGAAACCAAAAGTCTATATAGATTCTCCATTGTCGATTAAAATCTTCAAAGACTACGCTGAATGTTTGGTTGGTAAAGACAAAGAAGACTTTGACAAAATGTTAGAAAGTGGAATTTTTACTTTTGTGAAAGAACCAGAAGATAGTAAGGCTTTAGTGTCTAGTGATGAATCATGTTTAATTTTATCTACAAGTGGTATGTGTCAAGTTGGAAGAATAAGACATCATTTAAAGAAATGTATTGTTGATCCAAATTCGACGGTATTATTTGTTGGATTTTCTACAGAGGGTTCGTTAGCTTCTCTGTTAAAAGACAATAAAAGGAGAAGCGTCACAATTGATCAAAAAGAATATTCATGTAGATGTTCTTCATATTCATTAAAATCAATGAGTGGACATGCGCCATTCTATCAGCTTGTAGAAAATTATACAGATATAAATTGTCAAAAAATTATATTACATCATGGGTCAGAACTTGCTAAAAAAACATTAAAACCGGCTTTGGAAAAAGAATTAGAAAGAAAATGTAAATCAACAAGAGTTGTAATAGCAAACTCTAGTTTGAAATTTACACTCTAGGAGTAACTGCCTATGAAAGATAAAAAGTTATTAACATATATATTTGGTCTTATAACTGGTGTCATATTATTACCGGTTACAGATGAATTATTAAATGTATTATACTCATGGATTGAGGTTATGAAGATCAAACCATCTTCGATTATTGCAAAATGGAATGAAGAAGTCGCATCTAAAAGTGACGGGACTGAACAGACATTTGCAATAGGTTTTCAAGCACCTGATCCTGAATTAGAAGAATATTATGAAGACGAGGAAGAGTAATTACCACTCTTCTATTTTTGTATCCGAAATATCGGAAATTCAATGAATTAAAAGGAGAAAAATAGATTATGGCTACAAGTAAGCTTAAATTTACAAGAACTACAACAGATAAATTGACAGTAAAAGGTGGAGTGCTTTCTGAAGATTGTACTTCTATTTCATATACAGATGAGAATGATGTTGAGCAGGATATTAAAGTTGGAGATTTACTTTCAGCTTTTAAGAATCAGGTAATTGATTTTTCTGTAGCACTTAAAACAGACGAGGAGCTTGATGTTCCGGAATCTGAAGAATAAGAAGGGATGTGTTTGTTATAACTTCTTATAGACGTTTTGATGGAGAAACAGACGAAGAGCTTATCTATCGAGTCACAGGTGACAAGGATAAAATCGGTTCTTGGCAGGATGTGGCAGATATATTAAATGAGCTCCTTGGTACAGAATATACCGAATCAAAATTTAGAAAGCAGAGACAGGCATTTGATAAAATGCTTGCTGCGAATAGAAATAAATTTGTAAACGATTCTGTTCAGTTAGAAGAAATACGATTAGCTCAGAGAGAGCTAGAGCGTTCAAAGATACAATTTAGAGATGAACGCAGGTCTTGGCAGAAACAGAATTATATGGATAGTCGTTTCGATGAAGTAATGGATCTTCTTATTGAAAGACTTGATAACTTTGGGAAAACAGAGTTTAGAAGTTTTCCAAGACCTTTAATTGGAACGGGGAAATCAATGATTGTATGTTTGTCTGATTTACATATTGGTCAGACATTCCATTCCACATTTGGACAATTTGACTCTCAGATTGCTAAAGAACGATTGGATAAATACTTAAGTGAAGTAATTCAAATCGGCAAAATGAATATGGTTTCTTCAGTACATATTTTCTTGCTCGGAGACAATATTAGTAACTCCTTGCATAAGACAATTGAAGTTTCAAACAAAGAAAATGTTATTGATCAGCTTAAATTAAGTATTGAATATATCACATCATTTTGTCATGAACTTACGAAACATTTCGATGATGTTTACTTAGCTTCTGCTTCTGGGAACCACTCAAGATTACAGGCAAAGGATCTTGCACAGCACAGTGAACGTTTGGATGCATTTATTGCATGGGATGTGTGCAGAGTTCTTCAGCATATAGATGGATTTCATTCATTGCTAGATTGCAGTATTGATGATGGAATTGCCAAAGTTGATATTTATGGGAAAGATTATCTTCTTATTCATGGAGATTATGATGCTCCTACTAAACAAGGGTATATGAATCTTGCGTCAATGTGTGGATTCTTCCCGGAGAATATTTTCTGTGGACATAAGCATTTTTGTATGTATAGTCAAGAATCGAAATTCGTGCAAAGCGGAAGCCTTGCTGGTTCTGGATGTGATTATACAATCGAAAAAAGATTAAACGGGAAACCGTCACAAATGGTTTGCATTGTTGACGAAACTGGATTACTTAATATTAGTCCAGTCATGTTATAAAGTCGCATAACAGCTCATACTACACCCGGTATAATTCAAACTCTCGTAAATCGGAATTGTATGGGCTGTTATTATATATTTCTTGAGAAGAGATGCGACCGTTAAACAGGCGTGTACTCTTCTATTTTTGTAAAAATGATATGGAACGAAAGGAATTAATTAAATGAATAAAGTAGAATTAACAAAATCAGTCGCTACAAGAACCGGAGCAACGCAGAAAGATGCTGCTGTGTATGTAGATGCAGTTATTGAATCAATTAAAGATGGTATGATTGAGGACGGAAAGGTTCAGATTGTTGGATTTGGAACTTTTGAAGTAAAAGAAAGAGCTGAACGTGAAGGTCGCAACCCGGCTACAGGGGAATCAATGACCATCGCAGCTTGTAAAGCACCAAAATTCAAAGCTGGTAAAGCACTTAAGGATGCCGTTAACGAAGCCTAATAGATTGGAGTGAATTATTTGGATACTTTTACTTTTGAAAGCATTGAGGAATTTTGTGAAATGTTAGATGACGTACTTACAGATTCTACAGAAACCATTTCAGTTGTGGCGAAATATAATGATGCAAAAGAAATTATTAAAGAACTTGTTTTATATGGATATGATTTTGGATATATTCACTTAGATTATGAATATCCAAACGAATATGAAGTTATGATTATTAACGATCGTATTTATTGCGATAAATTAAAAAGAGATGGAGAATATATTACTTCTTGGGCAACTGCAATTTATGCAATGGAAGATGTAAATTCTAAGTGCATTTTAAGATCTTATCCTGACGCTAAAACAAAAATTCTTGTTCAGATTGAACCGGATGACGAAGAGTTAGGTGGTCATGATGATGACATTGACTGTGATATGTGTGAACATAAAGATGATTGTGATGTTAGATTCACCAAAGACGAAGATGGCGAAGTACACGGAATGACTGTTTCTAGTTCCGACGGAGATAGATATAATTCATATAGTATCTATTGTACAGATGCATTTGATCAGAATGAGATGCTAGATTTTCTTGCAGATATTTTTGGATTGTAAGATAAATATTATTAAAAATATAGATTTTCTTAGGCATTATGGGTGTAAAAGCTCATAGTGCTTTTTGACGTGAAGTTTTCTTTTTGTGATTACACTCATGTTTTACCTTCCTTTCTTAGAACCTGTAGGCGTAAAAACTTATGGGTTCTTTTCTTATGCAGCATAAATCCATGAGGTTTGGAACCTACCTGCTAAGTAGTGTGTACGTTAATTCGTATTTGCTTCGAGTGCAATGTGCTGCGTTTTAATATTCTCTGTGGTGTTGTTTAGAGAATATATGAGTGTACTCATGATTGGTGTCGTAACTGATTGTGAGATTTGTAGAACAGTAGGTGTTTGGAGTAGTTACCAAGCATGTGAGGAAACCTACACACCTCCTCTACTGTTCTATTTTTAGTTGGATGTGTAGGAGGAAGTGTAGGTAGAATTGTGAAATATTCAGAAGCGAAAATAAAAAATGATTTAAAGTTTATCTATGAAAAATACGGAGAATTGTCAACGAATTCTATTACTGATTCTCATAGAAAATATAATACCATATCATTAAGTGCATGTGATAGGCTTGGTACAAAAGAGTATCTTTATAATTTAATTGGAAAAGAACGTAAAACAACCAGTTTTTATAATTGGTGTATCAAAAATAATCACATGGAATTTATTGATAATTGGTCTTATGAAGATAATAAAATAACGCCAAAAGATATTTCGTTTTCAGAGCATAATTCATATTGTATGATTTGTCCTGATTGTGGAACTAAACGGTATTATAATATTAATTCAATTACAAATATGGGTGTCGTATTTAAATGTCAATATTGCAATTCATTTGGCAAATGGTGTATTGATAATAAGAAGGAACTATTGGATAAAATTGATTTTAGTAAAATAGATTTTGACATTTATTCTATTCCAAAAGGAAGCAAGAAAAATATATGGATTAAATGTAATAATTCAAAACATGGCTCTAATCCATTTATGATTAAGAATATTACCAAAGGTGTTAGTAAATGTGAATGTCCAAAGTGTCATTCTCTTGCTCAATGGGGAATTGATACTTTTGGCGATGATTTTCTTGAGAAATATTGGGATTTTGATAAAAATGATTGCGATCCTTTTGAAATAGCGATGACAAATCATTCGAAAAAGATATGGATTAAGTGCCAAGATGTCGATTATCATGGTTCATATGAGACGAAACCATGTGATTTAACTGCGACAAGAGATAGAATTACGTGTCCATATTGTTATAATACACGAGTTCATAAATTTGACAGTTTAGGATATTTACATCCAGAAGTATTGGAGTTATGGTCTGATAAAAATAAAAAATCACCATACGAATATAAAACAAGGTCTGCTAAAAAAGTTTGGTTTAAATGTAATTGTGGAATACATTCAGATACATTGAGAAAAATTGAAATTGCCTACCTTAGTGGATTCGAATGTCCAGATTGCGTGAAAGAAAGAGATGAATCAAAGCTCGAAGAAAAAGTACGAAAATACATAAATAACAATTTAGGATACAAAACACTTCACGAACACAAATGTACATTAAAACCATTGAATCCAAAAACAAATAGACCTTTACCATATGATAACGAAATTGTAGATATTAAATTGATTATTGAAGTCCATGGATTACAGCATTATCAGTTATCTGGATTTGCTGAAATGTCGGCAAAGAAGTTTGGAACGACGCCTGAGCAAGAATTAAATTATTTACAATGGAAGGATAATTATAAAAAACAATATGCTATAAGCAATGGATATTATTATCTAGAAATACCTTATTGGACAGAAAAAGATGAAACATATAAAATATTAATTGAAAATAAAATAAATGAAATTTTGCAAGAAGTAGCCTAGTGATTACTATCCTACTTCTTTTTATATTGGAAGGAAGTGAGATTATGGATGGTAAAATTGCAGATAGATCAGAAGAAATCACCGACGAAGAATGGTTGGAAGTAAATGAATTTAATAGAGAAATGGTTCAAGATTACCTTGATAATCAATCAGACCTTTCATTACAGACAAAACCAGCATATAAATCCGGGCTTCGTATTTTCTTTTTTTGGGTGAAGAATCATTTAAAAAATAAAGATTTTACCGAAATAAAGAAAAAAGAATTTCAAAAATATTTAAACTGGCTTACAAATAGAAGATTGTCAGATTCGGCTATAAAATTTAAAAAGTCTGTCGTAAGTACATTTTGTAATTATGTTATGTTAATGTATGAGGAAGAATATCCTACTTTTAGGAATTTCACGGTAGGGCTTAAAGTTGTGCAAACTGGATATGTACATGAGAAGGTTCCTCTTACACCAGACGAATATATTAATTTATGTAAAGAACTTGAAAAACGAGAAGAATGGCAAAAATTAGCTTATCTTGTATTTTCTTATAGTACAGGCTGTAGACGTGCAGAAGCTCGTCAATTACTCAAAGAAGTTGTCGATTATCCAGCAAAAGAGAAGAAAATAAAAGTACTAGATGAAGATGGTCATGAACACGAAGCAATTTCAAGACAATATCTTACACATACTATTCGTTGTAAGGGAAAATCATTGGTTGGAAAACCTAGAAAAATGAAATTTGGTGAAGATGCTATGACCTGGATGAAAAAATGGTTAGAAGTTCGTGGTGATGATGATTGCCCGTATATGTTTGTAATTAAACAAAAAAATGGAGAAACTAGACAAGTTGGTGAAGGCGTTTTCAATGATTGGTGTAGTGGATTATTTACTGAAATTGTTGGGAGAAGGGTTCATCCACATTTATTCAGGGAATCACGGGCAACCAACCTTGTCGTATACGAACATAAATCTGCGGAAGTAGCTCAAAAGCTATTGGGGCATAATGACGTAAGTACAACTAAGAACCACTACATTATTAAAAATGATTCTGATGATGAGTCTGACGAAGCATTTATTTGATTCATATTACCCTATCACAACATAACATAGTGCAACAAAACCTTGACAAAACGAGATATTTCTTCTAATATATATTAAAGAAATCTTAGATAATTAATTCAAATAAAAAACCAAGCAAAATTCCGTATAGACGGTTGAGCCAATATTGAGAGTTATGGCTAAAATACAAATTTTAACGCAAAACGGTCGCTATTGATGGCGGTCGTTTTTGTGTTTATCAAAAAATCGTACTAAGTATGCAGATGTAACTCCGCTTACGGTTCCGACAATTAGTGGTAAAACAACTAATTCACAAACAGAAGTCACGTACACATCACCCTCCTTTCTTAGCAAGGGTATCTATATAAACAGGATATCACTATCCTGACGTGACTCAACCGCCTACCATCTTAATCTAGCCAAAATCAAAATGTTGGAATTTCACTTGGTGTCTTATTATAACGCATATGTCAAATTATGTCAAAATTATTCTGTTATAATTTCAATAGAACAAATAAAGCAAACAAAGAGCATCGAATGACACGTACGTTCGATTAATAAAATACGTATTAATAGTAGGTTTGGTAGAATCCAATAAAAACTACTATCGCCACTGCTCATAGAGGCGGTTTGCAACAATCAAACCATAATATTCAGGTTGTAAGGATAGCATCATATGGTGTTCTAGTTAGAGAATATTATATTGAACAAAAATCTTCGAGATTTTTACTAGGGATTGTGCTTGCACAAAACTAGATTTGAGCTTATGTTATGACTGCTATGCGGTCTGGATTTGCTGCGATCCATAAATAAAGCAGAGCGATAAAGCGGTGCTTCACTACCATTAAATGTGAACCTTTATATGACGATTTAGAAGTCTGACATTCTGGAAAGACAGATAAATATGGGAAATATCGAGAGAAAGGTTGCGGAGATGTCCGTAGAAAATCGTAGACATACGATGGCGTGGTCGATTGCCGTAGGTCGTGATGAGGAGTAGCCGACGAAAAGTGAATTTTAAAAGCATGAATGGAACAAGAAAGACATCTGTTGTTCTATATTCTAAAACTGAACATCCGGAGTTCAATTTCAGCTAGTTAGTGCTTTATGCTGATCGATGTCAAATGGAGGGTACACTACTCTCCTATTTTGGGTAGGTATTCCTAGAGGCGAGGGCAAGGCTCTGTAAAAGCCCCACAAAGAAACACCGCAGGTTCGACTCCTGCTCTACCCACTATGACGCATTAATCCTAATTGGTAAGGAATTAGTCTTGAAAACTAATAGTAGCCGAGTAATCGGTGTCTCTGTTCGAGTCAGAGATGCGTCGTTTTTGTCATTAAAATGACGTAAGAATGATGATAACATTCTGACTTTGGTAGCTCGTCACTGCTAATTAAAAATAAAATATTATAGTAAAGAAATAGGCATTTCATACTTTGTGTGAAATGTCTTCTTGTTATGGAATAAAAAGGAGGTGGCTGTTGATTGGCAAATGATTCAAGACAAGAAAAAGTAATCGAAAAAATGGAAGCCACACCAGAAATAGATGCAAATGTAGAAATAAAAATTCCTCGTTCTGCATTTCCATATGATGAAACTAAACACAAATATAAATGTTCTTGTTGTGGAAAAGGTTTTGCTCGTCAGAATGGATATTTTCAGAAAAGTAACGATGTTTTGTTCCAAGCGAATAATGGTTATCTTCCATGGTGTAAAGAATGTACTGATAAATATGTTACTCAAATGACTGCATTGTATTCGAATAATGAAGAATTGGCAATGAAAGATTTTTGTCAACGTGCAGGATGGAATTATGATTTGACTGCATTGGTAGCTTCTAGAGAAACATATAGTGGTCATCGAGATAGATCACGAATTTCACATTATTCTGCTAAAAAGAATTTGAATTGCGATGGACGAAAAACATATATTGATACTCTCAAATATGACTATGAAAATAAACAAAATGAGATAGTTACATCTAAAGAGCAGGCTAAGGCAAATGATTTGTCTGTATCTGCTTCTGCTGTTGATAGATGGGGAGTTGGTTTTACAGAAATAGATTATAAAAATTTGGACGATCATTATCGTATGCTTAAAAAAAATAATCCAAATTGCGATAATAATCAGGAAATTTTTATCAAATCATTATGCAATATAAATATGTTGATGGTACGAGCATTGACAAAAGGCGATTCGAAAGAATACAGTAACCTTGTTGAACAATATACAAAAACTTTCAAACAGGCAGGATTAAAAACTATTGAAGAAAAGGACTCTAGTAATGATGAAGTAGTTGGTGTAACTCTGCAAACAATTTCTCAATTTACACCTGAAGAATTCTATAAGGACAAAGAATTGTATTCTGATTGGGATGAAATTGGGGAATATTTTGAACGTCATGTTTGTAGACCAATGGAAAATATAATGACTGGTAGTGACATTCGAGATAAAGAATATTTTGTTCCTGAGAACGGTGAGGACGATGAATAATTTAAAACAATATCCTGCTGATAAAAACCAGTTTGAATTATATAAAAAATTCCCGTCTACTCATTACCTAAGCAATCCTAATAATGTAATTCATATGATAGCGTGGTGTACATTTTGGAGAAGAAACATGCATAGGTTCGTAAAAGACTATCTGAAGTTGTCTCTTTATACATATCAAGAGCTTGCAATATATCTAATGGGAATATCCAATTTTATTTGTATAATTGCGAGTCGTAACGATGCTAAATCTTTCATTATTGCACTATACGCATGTTGTCGATGTATCCTTTATCCAGGAACAAAATTTAGAATTGGATCTTCTACTAAGAAGCAAGCAAAGTTAATTGTGTCTGATAAAATATTAGACGAGCTTTGCGAATGGAGTAAACCTTTAAAAGCCGAGATTGAAGATTGGAGTACGAGTGAGAACAATATCTTTGTAAAATTTAAAAATGGATCAAAAATAACGGTATTCGTAGCAAATGACAATGCCCGTGGGTTGAGATCAAATGCTATTTGTCGAGAAGAGTTCCGTCAGATTGAAAAGAAAATAGAAGACTCTGTTATATCTCCTTTCCAGACAGTACGTAATCAGCCATATATGCTAAATCCGTTTTATGGAGAAAACCAAGATTTACAAGAAGACCCGGTAGATGTGTATATTAGTTCGTCGTGGGTAGATGATGGGCATTGGATGTGGGATATCGTAGATCAAGCATATAAAGGAATGCAAAAGAAAAACGGATCAATTTTACTTACTTTTGACGAGAGTATTACTCTTAAACATCATTTGAAAACGATGAAGCAAATGATAAAAGAAAAGAAAAAGCAAGATCCGGTTACATGGAAAATAGAGTTTTTGAATTTACGAGTAAAAGATTCTATGTCATCTTATTTTACTTATTCTATGCTTATGAATCGTCAAATAATGAAACACGTCTTCTATCCTCGTACTACTTTAGACTATAAAAACAATCGAAAAAATAAATATGCTATTCCAAAAATGGATAACGAAATAAGAGTAATATCTAATGATATTGCATTTGTAGCTGGTAGTCAGAATGATAACTCTGTATACAGTTGTATACGTGGAATTCCGGAGTCATTAACATACACTTCTAACGATAATGAAATAGAGATTAAACAAGGATATCGGAGACAATATCCTTATATAGAGTCTAATCAGATTGGTGATACTACTCTTCAGGCAATTCGTATTCGTCAATTATATGAAGATTTTGATGCAGATTATATTGTGATTGATGCAAGAAATGGTGGATCGCAGATAATATATGCACTTCAAAAGGTTTTATACGACGAAAGTAGAGGCGTGGAATATTCTCCGCTAAAATGTATGAATTATGACGAATATGCTAAAGTTTGTCCAGACCCATCTGCACCAGCATGTATTTATGCCATTAATGCTACTCAAAATTTGAATAGCGAAATTGCAACATCATTTAGGAAAAATCTAATTGAAAATAAAATTGACTTTTTGGTAAATTATAATACTGCGAAAGAAGAAATTCTTTCTAATAATAAAGACTATATGAATGAATTTGATGGCGATACGCAGGTTGAATATGAAAGCCCGTTCTTAGAAACACAAGCGATGATTAGTGAATGTGCAGAATTACAATATGAAAAATTACCACAAACAGGAATTATAAAAATATATGAACAAGGAAAGAATCGAAAGGATAGATATACAAGCTGCTCATATGGATCATATTTCTTTGATCAACTAGAATTAGATATGATGGGAAATTCAAGCGATTATGATTTCTGTACGCTTATAAACTAAAAAAGGAGGCAACCGAATGCCAGAAGAAATAAAACGCAAGAGGAGTCGTCCTCCAAAAAATAAAACGCAACAGCCCGTTTCTGAGCAGAATACAGTATCAGAAACAAATACAACTCAAAACACGGGATATGAATACAGTTCAATGTATTATAATGGTGTATTTGATGCATCTAATTTTCTATTCTCATGTGGTGTATATAGCCACTTTTCGAAAACTCAAATTGATCATATTTTAGGAAACCCAATTTTTTATCATGAAGAAGCTATTGAATTGTCAGATTTTGTTTATACGAAAAACGGTATCGTTTCTAATTCAATTGATTATATGACCGCCCTTCCATGCTTGGATAGAGTAATCACAAATAAAAAGAAAAAGTCTACAGCAAAATTAAAGAAAAATAAAGAGCTGATGACCGCTACTTTGAATACAATTAATGATAAAAGTTTTATTCGTGATGCATTGCATACTCAAATGAGACGTGGAATTGCTTTTTATTATTTTGATATTCGTGCGAAGAAAACAGATTTAACAAAATTTATGACATCATATGATGTGGAGAATATTGTTGAAATTAATGAGATAAATGATTTAGGCATAAATGCTAGAATCGTTACTCTCCCATGGCGATATACCAAAATTGTAGGAAAGAAAAATGGTCGATATGTATTGGCATTCAATTTGAGATATTTTGATGACTTTACAGGTGAAAATAGAGAAAGAAAACTAAGAAAATATCCACCAGAAATTTCAGATGGATATTATAAAAAACAAAAAGATGAAGTAACTGGGGATTGGCTTATCTTAGATAATACAAGGACAATGTGTAGGAAAATAAAATGTACAGATGCGGAACCTTGGGGTCGAAGTTTAATCATTGCTGCACTTGAAGATGTATTGTATAAAGATTATTACACAGATACAAAGAGAAATGTCTTAGATGATATGAATTCTAAAATCATTTATGAGACATTTCCTGAAGGTAAAGATAAAGGCACTTGTGCTCTTTCGAAAACTCAACAGGAAGCGCAACATAATACAGTTAGGAATGCCGTAATGAACAAAAATAATCGTGGCGGAGTTAACTTCTTTTCTGTAGCAGCAGGAACGAAATTAGATTCAATCAGTGTCGATACTGATATATTTGATTCAAAAAATGAATCTGATTTAAATAATAATATATCTTTGGATTTGGGTATTTGCGCTTCTCTTATCGGTGCTATGACTACTGGTAATTTTGCTGCCGGTCAGAATAACCTCGAAATGATAGGTGCACAATTATATGCTTGGATATCTGAATGGCAAACAGAATTAAATTTTGTCATTAATGAAAATATTATTAAAGATACAAGAAATAGAGTTGAAGTTTACTACTTCCCTACTTCTTTTGTTAATAGACAAACATTCTTTAATATGTGTAAAGACTTGTATACAAATGCAGGTGGTTCATTAACATTTTTGATTGCTAGTGCTGGAATTGATCCGGATGCATATTTTGGTGTACTTGATCAAGAAATTGAGGATGGTATATTCCAGAAGTATGTTCCTCATATGACATCATACACGTTAAGTTCTAATGAAGAGAACAAAATTGACGAAGTAGATGATAAAGGTGGTCGCTCAACGGTAGACAATCCTACAAATGAAAATACAATACAGTCCAAAGGTAATGGCTCAAATGATATGCCAAAGCCTTCCACTACTAAATAATTAGAATCGCTTAATAGTGGTTCTTTTTATATATCTAATTTACAAGGAGGATACAGATATGCTTAATAATATCCTCGAAATCTCAAAGCGATCTAATAAAAATGGTCGTGTCCCTATTAAAATTGCTCTTTTAAAAATTCATGATGATGCTGAAGAAACAAATAAAAACGGTCTTCATTGGAAACGAGAATATGTTGAAAATGCGATGGAGAGCGCAATCGGAATGCCTTTCTGCGCTGAATTTGCAGATGAAGAAAAAGAAGTGCCTTTAGGACATGGATTGACTGGACAGATTATCAATTCTGATGGTCTTCCTGAACCAATTTTTGAAAATTCAGAAGTCGTTGGTACTTGTAATGAAGTGTCAATAGAAACAATAAAAGATGCCGATGGAAATGACATAGAAGTATTAGTCGGAAGCGGATATCTTTATTCGCAACGTTATCCTAAATTTGTTAAATGGGTCAGAAAAAACTATGCACTTGGAGAAGTGTGTACTTCTATAGAAATAATGGGAACACCGGAAAATGATAACAAAATAGTATTTGAAGAGGATGAACCGACAGAAGATATGAGAACCCCTATGAGGTACGTATACACTGGGTGTGCCCTTCTCTCAGTAGATCCGGCAGATGACGATGCAATTGTTATCGAGGTTGCTGAAAAGAAAACAAAAAAGGAGGAAACGACAGAAATGGAATTTAATATGGATGAATTAAAAAATTCTATTAAAGAAGTTATTTCTGAAATGAATGATAAGTCTCAGGCTTATGAAACAACAATTTCAGAACTCAACGAAAAAATTGAAGCAAAAGATTCTGAGATTTCAGAAAAAGATAACACAATCTCTGAGCTGAATGCTTCAGTAGAAAAGATTCAGGCTGCTCTTGATAAGCTTGAAAATGATCAGAAGACATGGTGGGAAGAAAGAGAACTTCTTACAAAAGAGCTTGCTAAAGCAAAAGTTGCTGAGAAGCTCGGAGAAGTTGATGATGCTCTCGCTGAATACAACGAGGAAGAAAAAGAGGTCGCAAAGGATGATATTGATAAATTAAAAGAAAATATCAACTCTTGTGAAAAAGTAGAAGAATTGAACGAAGTAACAAATGAAATCAATTCTATCAAGTCTAAAATTTGCATGAACATTGTAGCTACCCAGAAGAAAGCTGAAGCTGAGGCAAAAGTTGCAGAACAGAATGCGAAAAAAGAAGAAGAAAAACCGGATGTTGAAGATATTTTCTCTGAAATGTGTATGGAAACACCAAAGGATGAAAAAGAAGAAGACATCAATATTTTTTAAATAAATCAATATAACTAATCAATGAACCCAGTCGTAATGCTGGGCTTTTTTAATTTAAGGAGGAAATTTGTAATGGTTAAACTCAATAAAATCAGTCAGATCGAGCACGCATACATCTTTCAGGATGCCATTGCTGACGCAGATACATTTAACGGTGCTTTCGGTGAAGTAGACTCAACTGGAAAATTTAAAGCTACAGCTAATAAAGCTATGGCAATTATGCAGGTTGAGGAAGGCGACGATGAAGGAATGCCTACTTACAAAATCAAAAAGGGTGAGCATGTAAGAGTTGGTGATCTTACAAAACTTGATGGACAGATTGTAGAAGTTTATGGAGATGAAGTACCAGAAGATGCTTTTGCAAAGGATGTAAAACTTGAAGCTGATGCAGATGGTTCTCTTAAGAAAAACAATTCTGCTACAGCTCCATATTTCCAGGTAACAAGTGTAATTGGAAACAAACTTGGCATCAAAGTCAAAGTCGTAGCAAGTGCTGAGTAATTTAAAGGAGGTACATATAGATGTCTTACACATTTGAATTAAATAATGAAAGAAAAGACGCTAACTTTGTTAGTGGTAAAGTAAATGCAAAGTCTGCTGTTGTAGAGATTTTTTCTGCTATGAGAGACGGAAAAGATCTTGCGCCTTATGGAAAGAAAGCAGATGTTGCTGCTAAATATATTATGGAACTGAATTCTAAAGCTGCTGCTGGAGATTTAATGGCAGTTTCAGAGCTTAATGAACTTCGTAGATTTGCTATGGAGCCAGTTCTGCTTCAGGAGATTAAACTGCTTGGTATTTATGGTACATATAAACCGTTAGGATATAATGAATCTTGCGAGATTGAAATTACAGATTTCGCTAATCTTCCAGCAAATGAACAGGCTCTTGGACAGGATGTTGAGTTCCCAGTAGTTAGAAAACATCGTGAGCCAATCGCAACAACAACTATCTCTGGTGGTTATGCAGTTGACTACAGAAAAGCAGCTTTTGGAGATATGAGTGATGAAAATGAACTTCAGGATCAGGTAAGAGTGCAGATTAGAAATAAAGCAGCTCTTTATGTTATGAGAACTGTATACAATGCGATAAAAAATGCTACTGGCGTAAAATATATGTTTGAGGGAGATGCATTAACAAAAGCTGGTGTAGATGAGGTTATTACTAACGTAAGACGTTTTGGTAAGCCAACAGTAGCCGGTGACTATGCTCTTGTATCTCAGTTTAATGACTTTGTTGGATTTAATGGTACAACTCCTGCTGTAACTGGTATTTCTCAGAAAGTAATGGACGAGATTCATGATACAGGATTGATCGGAATGTACAACGGAACAACAATTAGTGAAATTCCTAACCAGTATGATCTTACAACATTAGATTCTACTGGAAAGAACTTTGCTACTCTTATTCCGGCAGGTCTTGGATTCGTTATGCCTACAGGTGGACGTAGCCCAATTCATACAGTTACAAGAGGTGGATTAACTTCTATTTCTGGAACAGATGTTACAAGTGGACAGTTAATTTCCCGGTATGATTTGGAGATTGGTGCGATGGTTGAACCAGGGCATGAATATATGGTTGGTCTTCTGTCTGACAAAAAACTTGGTTCATTTGATAAATAAAATAGAAAATAAATATAGAGTCATGATGTAATATCATGGCTCTTATTTTAAAGAGGTAATCAATGAACGAATTATTTTATTGTTATTCAAAGAATTTAGCACATTTTATTATGGCATTTGGAATTCGATATGTGTCCAAAGGAAAGAACCATCGTACCAATATGCCATATACAACATTCAATAAGTCTGAACGGTTGGATAAAATAATTTGTTTATACAAAACTGTTATCCATACTGTTTGATGGATAATAAAATAGTTGATATTAAAAAAATAATTGAAATGAGGATTTATTATGCCAGCAAAGAAAGCAAACACAACACCAGAAAATATTGATGTTAAGGAAACTACTGCTGAGATGGCTGTTGAAAAAACAAGAACGACTGAGTCAGCAGAGGATTTAATTTTTAATCCTGAGAAAAAAATTACAATTAAAAGTATTGCTAATTGGACAACAGGATTTAAGAGGATTGAAACAAATGGAGACGCTACTATTCCTGCAAATGGAAGTATTCGTCTTACAGCAAGTGAAGTTATCGCACAGGTTCAGAATGGAAATACATTATTCCTCGGAACAGATGAACGTGGTTCACATGCAACGCTTTATATTGAAGATAAAGTAACAAGAATTGAAGCAGATTTTGAAGATGCTACTTCTGAACAGAATGTAATTACTGTAGATTCTGTAAAAGAATTATTTAAGAAATCGAAGAATTCATTCATGAAAGAACTTCCGCAGATTGTTGTTACTCGTGCGGAAAAATATGCAATTATTGACATCATCAGAAAAGAAAAACTATTTGATGATTATGAAAAAGTAAGAGCAGTTGAGGATCATACTGGACTGCGTGTATAAATAAGGTGGTGAATTGATGGAGGAGAATACGTCTTATGAAGAAGTTATAGATAGCTTCCACAGTACATTCCAAGATAAGGTTGAACTTCCAGGATTACTCGAAAAAGAATGGTTTAAAAAAGCAGTTGGAAAGTTTTCTTTTGAAATTGACTCTATCAATTACGATGAAGATCTTGAAGAATTTGATACAAAATTAAACCGATATGTAATTGATACTCTCGGATTAATGATGAAGCTTTTCTATCAGGAAAGAGAATTGTCAAAAGTAAATAAACGCATCAGTATTGTATCAAAGGATTTGAGCATTGATGGTTCAAATGCTTCTAAAACGGCTGCAAAAAGTGAACTTGAATCTGTAAAAGCAGAACTCGAAGAGATGATTTATAAGCTTACACCATCTGCTTATGATTAGGAGGGTGTTATGAAAGATTGGTATTTAATGACTGACAATTCACACCCAAATGTATTAGGTGGATATGAAAACGATGCTTTTTTAGAAGAAAAGCAAGATGCTTTTATTGAATCACTCGGTACTGCCATTGGCTCTACTGTAATGCTTTATAATTCTGATCTTACAGAGATAGGTCTTACAAGGGTTATCATTCAAGATAATTTTGCGAATACACAATTAAAATCATTGGAGAGGTCGGCACTTGCACCAATAGGAACTTTAAAAGCTGGTATGTATATTGGTTATGAAGACAGGTATTGGTTGGTAAGTGGATATCCAGGTAATAATGGAATTTGTGAAAAAGCTACTCTTATCTTATGTCAATTGAAAATCAAGTGGCAAAATAATTCTGGAAAAATAATTGAACGATGGGCAAATTTTGTATCTGCTTCAAAATATGATATCGGTGAAAATGGGAATTATTATATTACTCTTACGTCAAATAACTTCACGGTTTGGATACCTGAAGACGACGACGGAGAGACATTAGATGGCAAGAGAATTTTTGTTGATAGAAATGTAAATAATCCACATAAAGTATTTAAAATTACAAGAAGTGATGATGTACTCTATTTATATGGGGAATCTCATGGAGGTATTTTAAGTTTTATTGCGGATAAAACAGAATTCAACAATGATACAGATAGACCTGATTTGGGGCTTTGTGATTATGTAACAGTTCCATCTAAAGATATTAATCCAGAAGATGTCAAAGTGGAAATTGTAGGTAGTTCATTTTTAAAGTGTGGTCAAGAAGAAGCATGGTCTGTTAGTTTTACAGATAAAAATGGAACGATTATTAATCAAGGTTTTGAATGGAATATTATATTTAAATATGATATTAAAAAGACAGTTGAAGACAAAAGTATAAAACTTGAAGTTGATAATGAAGATCTTATTGGATCTTCTATTTTATTGCAAGTAATTATTGATGGCAAAGTTATGTCAGAAAAGAAAATAAAGGTTATTGTTGGTGTTAGGTGGTGATGCAAATGGAAACTTCAATGTTATATGATATTGGTTTATACAAAGAAAAAATATTAGACCATTTGCTTAGTTGCCGTGAACTTGCTGAAGTACTTTTAAGAAAAGACAATCCAACACTAGAAGAAGCTCTTACATTGCAAAATACACAAATTTTTCCTTTTCTTTATGTTCAAGATTCTCAAGATATAGTAAAAAGCTATTTATGTTATGAAGTTGAAGTATCTGCTAATGCAAATATTAAAGACATGACACTAACTGTCTATGTGTATTCTCATAAAGACTGTATGGAATATTTTATAGATGGCTATCATGGAACAACAAATGATATAATTTCGGATATTTTTACTAGACAGATTGAAGAATGTAAAGATTTTGGAATTGGTAAATGGGACTTATCTTCTACTTGGCACTTCTTTCCAAATAGTTCTTATTATGGTAGAACTTTGACATTTAAAATATCGGATTTTAAAAACAAGGTAAAGAAAAAATGATTAAATTAGATTACTTTGATTTGATATCGGACGAACCTATTACTGTGGAAAATGTTGGGTCTATTATATGTCCTAAACTTTCTGATATAAAAAAGCTCAATTATTATACTTACTGTTCTTACATTCAAATCTTTAAAATAACACCAGACGATTATTTTGAAGAGTTAGAAAATAAATTTAACATAAAAATCCCAATTGAAGAATTTGCAGGAATGACAAAATTCGACCTGTTGATGACAGATACTTCGCTACTTCAATCTGTTGTAGATGCATTCAATTTTTTCTTTACAGATGAAGTGTATTTTGATGGAGATCAATTACACTTCGTTGTTTATACAACAAATGAAAATGGTGAAGAAAATGTAGTTGGATATATATCAAGAGATAACTATTCTGATATTGTTAATATTATTCTTCAAAGAATCAATATTGAAATAGACGATAATGAAGTAGATGATTTATCAAAAATAAAGAGTAAACGTGGACGTAAGATTCTTGAAAAAATTCGTGAAGGTCGTAAGAAGATGAAAAAAGCAAAAGAGAAATCTTCTAATGGTAAGCAACAATCTTTGGCGAATATTATTTCTTCTGTTGCAGCTTATTCTAAAAATACAAATTACATTCAAATTTGGGATTTAACTATATATCAATTATATGATCTGTTTAGTCGATTAAATATTATAGATCAATATAATATAGCCTCAAGAAGTGTATCAGTTTGGGGCGATGAAAAGAAACAATTTAAATATGGTGTATGGAATGACAACATACATGAACGAAATTAAAGACATCAATTGATGTCTTTTTTATTTTGAATTATTAAAAACAAGGAGGAACAAAGATGGGAGCAACAAGTTTTGAAAAACAGATGGCTAACCGTGAAGTCTGCGATATGATTTTCGTAGATTATAAAACTAAGAAGCCTTTTCTTCCTGTAGATTATGCTAATACATCGAGCGTAGAACTTACAGGAGAAAATGTATATGCATATGGTGGTAAGGGGCATCCGAAAAAAGTAACATTCTCTGGTGACAGAGGCGGAACGATGACGATTGAGACGCAGATTCAGACTCCTAAACTTTGGGAGTTAATGAGTGGTGGTACTTCAAGTACAACAACTTCTTATATTAAGAAAGTCGAAACAAAGGTTGGCGCGTCAAATAAAATCACACTTGATGAAACAAAAACTATTGATGCAGGTTCCGTATGTGTTTATAAGGCTGATGACGCAGCATTAAAAACAGAGCTGAAATCTACTGTATCTGGAAAAGATATTACACTCACAGAATCATTAGAAGAAAATACAGAAGTTATTGTATTCTATGGTATTACAAGAGATGATGTTTATAATATTAACATTAAATCTACAAGTTTTCCTAAAGCATTTACTATATATGGTGACACATATATGAAGACAGAGGATGATGACATTCTGCCATATAGACTTACAGTTTATAAAGCAGTTCCGCAGCCAAATATGACTCTTTCTTTTGCGAATAATGGCGATCCAGGAACAGTTACACTGACTCTTGATCTTATGGAAGATAAGAATCATAATATGGTAGACCTCTCACTGCTTCCGGAGGAAGAGTAAGGAGGTGTCTCTTTATGAAGAGATGTGAAGTAATTTCATATAATAAATACAGGGAAGTTGTTGTATTTAAATATGAAGAAGCGGAAATTCAGATGCACTATCATTTGGACAGTGTGCCTGAATTTATTTATGTTGTTAAAAACGGAGATAAAATTGAAATCTCCTTAACAAGAAAATCTGTAAATAAATTACAGAGAAAATCAAAAACCAAGGCAGTTGAGACTGAGTTAGTTGATGACACTGTTACTGATACTAAATCAGTCTAAATTCTATATTATAGTTTGTTTGTGTGTTTTATGGGGATAGGCCAGGCTATAATAAAGTCTCTTCTATCCCCATTTTTTACGATTTTGGAAAATACATAAGCAAATTATATTATATAGAAATGGAGTGACTAGCCATAAAGTTTAAAACTCTTGAAGAAGCTGAATCTGTATATGGAAAAGGTTCTTTGGTTGGAATATCAAAAATTGACCAAATTATTTTTTATACAAGACACGGATTACAGCCAGAACTTACTCTTCCATCTGATAAAGTTGACGGGCATATTGTATGTTGGTTTCATAAGAATAAAACAAAACTTATTTATCAAAGATGGAATGAAGAACGACTAAAAAATAAAGAATAGGTTGTTAAAGACAATTAACACAAAAGTAGATGACATACCTGTGAGGACGAATTGGACGTGAACAAAGAACAATAGTCAGGAAGGTCTACTACTCTCCTATTCAGATTGGAGAAATTATGAAAAAATTGAATTTAAAAGGTGTTACATCTGAAGCGGTTGCTGGTGTATTAATCTTAATCGTAGCACTTGTAAATGCAGTGTTGCAGATGTTTGGACATAATACGCTTCCTATTGCTGATGCTGATGTTTCAGAAATTGTTTCTACTGTATTCTTAATTGGGGCTACATTATATAATACATGGAAAAACCGCAATGTAAGTTCTGCTAGTCAGACAGGTCAGAAAGTTGTAGATGCGATTAAATCCGGAGAATTGCTTGTTGAAGAAGTTGATGAATTATTGGCGAAAGTTCATAAGTAGCCGGGAAGGATTGGTGCTTATGAATGGATGCAATCAGACCAATTATGGAAATTGATTATGTTAAATTAATTACACAATTATGTTTAATTATTATTGGACTTAATTATTTCATACCTATTTGTAAAAATCTGTTTTTTAAAATACTTGGAATTGAAACAAAATTTCAACGTGAAAAGAAAGAACAAAAAAATTTACTAGAAGAAACTGTGCAGAAAGTAACAGAATTAAGTGATAAATTTAATAAAGCTTCAAATAATACAGATCATTTGTTTGAAGAAAAATTGGTTAAATTTTATACTCCGTACAGGCAACAGTCTATGGACATTCAGAAAGATTTGAAAGAATCTATAGATCTTTTAACAAAAGCAGATATTACAAGATCAGAACAAATTGAGTCTTTGATGGTTGGCACAAAGGAGTTGCTAGGAGATACCATAGATAAAAAGTATGAAAAATATATCCGTTTAAACGGTATCCCTTCTGATGAAGTTGACGAATTTAATTCTGTTTACGAGGCATATCGGAAGCTTAAGGGCAATCACAACAGAGAGAAAAAGTATAATTATGTAACAAATAATTTACCAATTATACCAGTAACGACTTTATATAATAATGATCAAGAATAAACTAACAATGAATGACCGGTTTCAAGCGAAGCCGGTCAATTAAATGTCTTTGCCATATATGTTCAGTCATATGGCAAGGGCATTTTTAATTGGGGAGTAGACCAGACTGAACACTACTCTCCTGCTCTTATGAAAGGAATGATAAATTATTAAATTAACTTTAGATATGGATGTTATAGATAAATATAATGCATATTATTTTTCTCAACATCCAAAGGCAAAAAAGAAACAAATAGAACATCCGTACCATCCGTCAATAAATGTTTGGAGTATAAAACCGAGAATACAAATGAACGCATTAAAACAAACTTGGAAGCAATTTATAATGTGGTGGATAAAAGATTTAGGTTATGAAAATCTTGGGTTAGACAATGTTGAAATTGAATATGACATTTATCATCCTACAAAACGAAGGACTGATACAGATAATTATTCACCAAAATTTATACATGATGGATTTGTTGAATCTGGTTTTTTAGTAGATGATGACAGAGAACATTTACATAGTTTGACTATCCGATGTCATGTGGATAAAGATAATCCAAGGACAGAAATAAATATTATAGAAAAGAAATAGATAACTGTTTACTTCTCTTCTATTTGGTGATACTCTAAGAATACAAAATCATAAAGTATTCAAGGAGGTCTTACTATGGCAAGAGGCAAACGTAAGGTTGCGGAAAGAGATTATGAAAAACTAATTTCTTCGACAAAAGAATGTATTGAGAAACTTGAAACGAAATCTGTAGAGATTAGAGAAGAATTAAGATCTAAAAAAGATGAATTAAAAAAACTCGAAAGAAATTTCGAGAATTATAAGATTCAAAAAGCTGAAGAGGAAAAACAGCAACAGACACAAGAACTTGCCAAATTACTTATGGAGTCTGACATGAGCTTTGATGAGATAAAAGAGAAACTGACAAAGAATATTAAGAAGAAGAAAACAGAGAAAGTTGAAAATACCGAATCTGTTGAGAAAACAGAAGAACAAAAAGAAACTGCATAGATATAGAGAATATATAAGAGTCTGGAAACAGGCTCTTATTTTTATGTAGAAAATTATTATAGTTTAAAGGAGAATTATTATATGACAAAAAAGAATTTAAAAATTAAAGATACTATCACAATGGTAGATAAAGTAAATGCGATTGAAGCGATTGTAAATTCTGCTTTTGATGAAAATGGATCTTATACTCCTTATTATGTAGATATTAAAAAGGTAGAAGTTATTGTCGATTATTTCTTAGAAGGAATTGAATTGGCTGATAATGAATACACTTATGAAGTTGCGATAAATGATAAAGATGTAAATAAACTTGTAAGCCGTTTCTTCTATAATATTGAAGAATCTGACAAAGCAACGAAAGAAAATGAAAAGAATGCAAAATATATTTCTATTATGAATGATGTTATGGCTAATGCTGGAAATAAAATTGAGTTTATTAAGCAGGAAGTTATTAACTGTACATACATGAAAAATGAATTCTATGCTAACTTCAATACTATGGTATCAAATGTAAATAAAGCAATAGAAAATTTTTCTAATCTTGATTTGTCTAGATTGGATGAAGATACTATTACTACTGCTCTTGGAATTATGAACCAGTTGAAAGACAAAGAACTCACACCAGAATTAATTACTGATGTAATTAAAAATGCTGTTAATTTTGAAGTTCCGGAGACAGAAATCTACGAGGGACAGAGAAAACATATTGAAGAACAGAATACTCGTATTAAAGAACAGGAACAGGAAATTATCAAGTTAAGAAAATGGAAACGTGATAACGAAGTACGTAATGTTCTGAATGACAAAAAATAAGGTGATTATATGGACACTGAATATCGAGTAAAAGTTGAAGTTGCAAACTCTGACGATATTATTGAATTTGCAACTTCTGTTTCAAAACTAGATTCATTTAAGAAATTGCCAGATAATGAGAAATTAAAAATACTTGTTAATTATCCATTTAGGCTTAGATTTAAACAAATTTTTTAAGTGTTTCTAGGGACTTATAAAAATCTTTTGTGTCAAATGTTATATTGGATTTGCAATATTTACACTGACATTTATATTCATATTTCTTTTGTAGAAAGTCCTTTGTTTTAGCTTTGAATTTCTTTTTACAATTAGGACAAGCTAATGTTGTTTGTGGATTTTGTTTGCAAAAGATTTCGATGTGTTTTTCCATATAGTGCCTCCGTTTTCTTTCTATTATAACACAGATATTTTTCGGAAGGAATAAGGTGATTATATGAAACATGTATTTACAGATCCACAAGCTCTTTTGGCAGAACTCAGCAAAGAAATGCTATCTGCTATGCAAGAGGTCGATGCAAAAGGAAAGGCAAAAGCTAAAGAAAATGCTGAACAATTTTATAGTCAAGGTAGTCCAGTTATGTATAGTCGTACAGGTAAATATGGTGATGCTCCAGATAGCACAGGTGCTCAAGGTGGAGGCGGTCATGTATCGACAGAAATATATATGAATGAATCTGGTCATGGATATACTACTGGTACTTTCTCTGCTAGAGAAGTTTGGGAAGCTGCTGAAAATCATACATCGGGAGTTCTTGGTAAGCCTGGGCGATGGGCACAAACAGAGCAAGATGTAGAACAATTGGCAAATGAGATATTTGCAAAACATTTTAATTAAATATAGGAAAAAATATAAGAAAGACTCATGGCACGTCTTTCTTTTTTTGTTGGAAAAAATATGAAAGGAGTGCAAAATGGGTGATTTTAGAATTAAAGTTCAGGCAGATTTAGATGCAAAAGATCTGACTGCGAAACTAAATGCGTTAAAAAAAGATATAAAGATTCCTGTTCAATTAGATATTAAAAATTCTGAATTAAAGGCTTTACAATCAAGTATTAAAGAACTTGGTAAAAATGTAAAATTAAATGTAGACGCTTCAAAAGGTGAATCTGCTGTTAAAAAGATTTCTTCAGAAATGAAGCAGATGGAAAAGTTTAAATTTAAAATTGAGACAAAAGGATTAGAATCTGATTTAAGTAAGATCCAGAGTCAGATGAGTAAATTTCAAACACAAGCATTTACATCTGCGCAAAAAACACAGTATTCCAAAATACAAGAATCTTATAAGATGTTGGAATCCATGTCTAAACAAATGGAATCCAAAGGAAATAATTTAAATTCAAGTGATGTTGCTGCTTATAATAAGCAATTAATAACAACAAGAAATCTTGTATCTAGCTTAAATAATGAATTGTCTGGTATGGCATCTTCAGCCGAAAGAATTAAATTTGGAAATCAAATGCAAAATTGGATAAGTCAGAATACAAAAGCAACAAAAGAAGCAAAAGCAGAAATACAAGATTATATAAATAGAGTTAAAGACGTAAACACTGAAATGTCCAAAGGTGATTTTAACTCTGTAAAAAATGGATATAAATCAATTGTATCCGAGATGACAGCAGCAGGGAAGATAGGAAAATCTTTTTCTCAAGAACTTGGTAGAGGATTTAAACAAATTGGAGAATTTGCTTATACATATGGAGCAATTCAACAGCTTGAGACATGGATAACAGGTGCAGTTGGCGAGTTAAAAGAAGTCGATAGCATTTTAACCGAAATTTCTAAAACCTCCAACTTAACAAATACACAGTTAAAACAACTTGGGTCTGATGCATTTGATCAAGCAAGTGTTTATGGTAAAAAAGCATCTGATTATTTGCTTGGTATTCAGGAAATGTCTCGTAGTGGTTATTACGGGAAAAATGCTGAAAACATGGCAAATCTTAGTGTGCTTGCACAGGCTGCCGGTGACTTAACATCTGATACGGCTAATAGTTATTTGTTGGCTTCTAACGCTGCTTATAATTATCAAGGTAATGTTGAGAAATTAAATGCTGTACTCGATGGACAAAATGAGATTAACAAAATGGTTTCGCTATATGGAAACATATAGCTTCATAGTTGGCTTTTATCCTGGAATATCCAGAGATGGACAACCGGGAGGATAAGTTATCATAATATATATGGTGAAAGGATATTATAATAAATAAAGAATTAAAATCATGGGAAAGAATAACTCATTGTTCTTTCTGTGGAAAAGAGTTTATAACTACAAAATATAAACTTGAAAATAATAAAAAGGGAATTTTCTGTAGTAGACAATGCTACTCAGATTACAAAAAGTTAGACATGCTTGGGAAGAATAATCCAAGATATGTAGAAAAAGAACATCTTATATGTGATAATTGTGGGAAAGAGTTTGAAAGAATACCTTCTACATCAAGTATACCAAATAAAGATGGAGATATTCATAATTTTTGTTGTCAGCAATGTTATTGGGATTTTAGATCTAAATATTATATTGGTGATAAATTATATAATACAGGAAAGAAAATGAATGAGGAATTTTGTGATAAAATCAGAAAAGCAACTCTTCTTCAATATAAATAAGGTGTTTTTGATCGTCAAACAAAACCTCAAAAAATTGTGAATGAAATCCTTGAACAATTACACATATCGTATATCAACGAAGAAACATTCAAATATTATTCCGTTGATAATTATCTAAATAATCATAATTTAATAATCGAAGTAATGGGTGATTACTTTCATTCTAATCCAAACAAATATCCCAACTATAAACAATTAAATGATATACAATTAAAGGATACTGTCAGAGATAAAAGGAAAAATACTTACATAAAAAAGCATTATAATATAAATATATTGTATCTTTGGGAATCTGACATATTAAATAATCAGCAATTATGTAAATCGTTAATTTTATATTATATAAAAAACAATGGTTTATTGAGCGATTACAATTCATTCAATTATTCTTTGATTGATAATAAAGTAACTTTAAAATCTAATATTATAAATCCATATTTTATGATAACCCCCTAACGACTAAGTTGTAATATAGTGATATATTACACACGCCGACCTCGATGGGAACAGCCCATCTTCTACTGTAGTCCACAGAGAACCTAACGTTTTGCGAGGGAGAAGATATAGTCTGCTCTTACGTTATAATCTAATAATGAAACGTAAGAATCAAGAAGAAATTCTTGGTCGCCATAATGTAATGCTGAGTAGCATTATGGTCAGTAGCATATTTTATGCGAAAGTAACAGTACGCACCAACAAGAACTCAGTATCTATGGAAGATATGGCAGCTGCAACAACAAAAGCTGCATCTATGGCTTCTGAAATGGGTGTTGCTGAAGATAGTCTTTCTGCAATGATTGGTACTATCGAAGCAAGGACAAAAGCAAGTGGTGAAGAAGTTGGTACTGGTATCAAATCTTTGCTTATCAATTTACAGAATATCAATAATAGCAAGATTGTAAGTACATTAGATAAAGCCGGAATATCAATGACAGAATTGAAAGATGGAGTTGAACAAATGCGTGATCCTATTTCAATTCTTGAAGATTTACAAAAAGTATTTAACTCTCTTGATGAATCTGACCCACTTCGTTCAGAAATTTTGACTAATATTGGTCAGAAATACCACGCAAAGGTTTGCGTGGCAGTACAGAAATGTGCTGCATGAACATATTTAATTGCAGGTAATGCGTAAAGCCTTACACCACAATAGCAGAGATAATCATGCTATGAAGGGGCGAAAGCAGAAACAACGTAAGGATGATATATGGTCAAAAGCCTAAGTATCAAATTTACTGATTTTATATAAATCAGGAATTGCTGTTCTTGCAACGAAGCACTCTAACGTATCCCGAAGATCATTCGGTACCTAAGTCGAGGGTGAACGTTCAACGACTATCCCCATGTCGGGATTTGGAAATATTTCTTTATGAAATTATAAAATAAAGGTGGAAATCCTGAATATCCAAATCAAAAGGAGTACGGCTTAATTGCAAATGAAGTCGGTGAGAATCCGTTAAATGGAAAAGGTATGACTGCTACTCTTCTATTTTGAGTGTGGTTAAGAAATAGTCTTATCGTCTTAGGAAACTAAGAGAATATAAAATTAATAAGATGTTGCGAGTCTTATTTAAAATATTTGAAACCAACTTTCCGCCCTTCTCTCAGGATGGGATGACTATGAAAAAATGGTCAAAGAATACTCTGAAGGAACTGGATCGGCTGCGGAAGAAGCTGAAAAATCAGCAAATAACTGGGAAGGTAGTATAAATAAACTTTCCAATGCCTTTACATCACTTGTTGGAAATTTTGCTAATAGTGATGTAATTGTAACTGCTACTAATGCTTTGACAGGTTTTGTTAAAGTATTAGATGTATTAACACAGAATCCGTTAGTAACTGCTGGTATGGCAGGTGCAGGAATCGGTGCTTTTAAATTCTTTAAAGACTTAGATGAACTCAGAAATCACAGAGTTTCCACTATGAATTTTCCTATATTAACATATCCTATAGTGGGTCTAGCCGACATAAGAAATATAGCATAATGGCGTTATATTTCAAGTGGCGGAGCATGATGTGTCTTAAAGTTCTTACATCATAGAGGAGTATATCGCTTGAAACCTTGTTAAACCAATTATACTAAAGCGCATGTCCGTGAGGAATAACGTAAATGTTATGGAAACTGAAAAAAAATAATTGGATGCATATGAATAACAATATGAAAATATTGTGACTTCTAAGTGCTATATAGAGAATATATATGAGAGGTAATAAGCAGGACAATATCTGACATAATGGTATATGGTGACATATTTTACAGATAGTATCCCCAGAGACATACCCATCCTCGGAGAGAATAATTGCCATAAATATTATTCATCTTTTAAGGTATAGTGCATATTGCGATTTAGAAAAGTTTAAGTAATATGTTTGTTGCACTATATATGTAACAACCAAGTGTGGCGTAGAAATACGTATTATAAAACTTCCGATACATTACTATCGATAAAGTGATGAAATTATTCTTTTATAGAGAATAAATAACTGTAAACATAATGGAGATTAGAAAAATATCTAATCTCCAAGATATAATATCGTGTCTCAGACCAGTCATAGTTTGAGATGCATATATTATAAGATATTTTCCGATTTCTGTAAATGGATTATGGAGAATATACAATTAGACTTACAGAAAGTGAGTGGCAATCCCCAACGGAGCTTGTGATGGCTCCGAAGGGTTTTCTTAAAAAGGAAGAAATTAATGGAATGATTCACAAATTCAAGTTAATTATTTATTATGTAGCGTGAACATACTATGTGACATCATTTTAGCAATTGCCTTAGCTTTTTCATCACTGATGTCATCCTTAAAAGCGATAAGGAAAACAGCAATAATTTTAGAAATCTCATGAAGAGAAACATAAAGCATAAACGGAATCACTAAATAGATGTTGTTTAAAAGAATTCCAAAAAATTCTTTCAACACTACCCTCCTTTCTGTAAGATTAATTATCTTATTGGAAAATCAGGCAGAATAGCCCATTAGATTTCCATCGTGCCATTGTCTTACACTGGCACTACCACGTAAAGATATGGTTACGAAAATCCGTGGAACTAAGCATATTGTGGTCATATGCTGATTTTGTAACAAATATATTATACCATTTTGTCAAAATTTGGAAATCCAGAACATACATTCAGAAAATAAACTAAACGGCTAATTGTATAAATTTCGGATTTTATCTTTATATGCAAAAGCAAGCGCATCTAGAAATTGTGCATTTGATGGACATTTGTTTGGAATATAACCGAATATTGGTTTTAGAATATCTTTTTGTTCATTAAAAAGATGTCGCACGACTGTACGAATGTTTGATTCTACGACCATTGTAGATGTATGGAATTTCTTTGCAATGGAAGGATATATGTCTTTTGTGATAAGATATATCTCATCATCTTCCACTTCGTTAATTAATTCAATCGCATATTTGATATATCGGTATCCTTTGTACCTCCGACTTATGCGACAGATGAATAAAAAGTCATCAATTTTCATATAAATCACCTCATAAGTAAAAGATGCATTAATAATATACCATATTTAGTATACATTTCAAGATGTAATGTGCTAAGATTGTGCTAAGGAATTGATACTAAATGTGTTGGAAAGGACTGGAGTTGTTGTATAGTACAAACGTTCTGAATTGTTTTACTATATCTTCTGTCGTATAATAGTATAAATGGTAGAAATTGCCAAAATATTGTTGTACGAGGTAAAGATATGGATGAGTATATTTTATTTGCCGATGAAACAAACCCAACATCACATAATCCAAATTTTTGTTTTGCTGGTTTTGTCGTAGAAAGAAGTTATTACGAAGATATTTTAATAAAAAAAATAAATAATTTAAAATTAAAATATTTTAAGAGAACAGATGTTATTTTCCATTTTGCGGAGATGAAGAAAAATAAGAATAATTTTTCTATTTTGCAAGAAAATGACATTCGAACAAATTTTTGGAATGAATATGTAGATATTTTAAAAAATGCAGAAATTCAAATAATAGGTGTTTATTATAACCAGGCAGATATGGAAAAGTTGTATGCAAATAAGATGCATAGTCTTTATGATGTTGGATTTTGTGGATTGTTGGATAATTATATGCATTTTTTAAAATCCAAAAATGCTTATGGACAAATTATGATAGAGTCCAGAACATTTAAGGAAAATGGTTATTTACAAAGAACATTTTATGAATATTTAACAAATGGATCGTTATATTTTTCATCAAGAGATATAACTAAACATTTAACATCTCTTGGTTTTACGGTAAAGGGGGATAATTGCATAGGGTTACAAATTGCAGACATAATTCCTTCACAGTTACTTAGGAAAAATTTCAAGAAAGATTTTCACAAATTGTGCAAAACGATTTGTTCAAAAATTTACCATTACGGAACAGATTACGAGGAGATTCTTGGTATAAAAAATTTGTTATAACTATTGACAAATTTCATTTTATATGCTATGGTTGTTTTACATCATAATAGAGGTGTGACCTTGAAGTATGATGACTTGGCTGATAGAGGTGTGACCTTGAAGCAGTTCAGTAATTATAACCATCAACTATAGCTGTGGGCATTTTACCTACAGCTATTTTCATTTTTAAATAAAAAAGTAGATAAAAATATTTTACCTACTCTTCTACTATTCTTAATTCTTTTAAAAATTACTACCACAATTATTACAATGCCACTGCTTACTTATCTTCTTGCTTGCGATATTTCTTTCGTAAAGGAGTTGATTATTATAGATATCCAAAAATTATTAGATGGTTTCAACAGCGCATTATCTGAACCGGTTTATGATAAAATCGAGTTACCTCTTCTTATGTTGGCAGAATATAATGAAGCTGTTTCGGAGAAGAAGTAATACTGATTTATAAATTCGATCCAATCATAGACATTATAACAAATATAAGAATAACCCCTACTAATACAAACAACCCTTTTGTTTGTCCGTTAATAGCATCTAAAATAATATAGATGACTAATATAAATAAAAATATTATAACTGGCATATTCCAATTCTCTCTAGAAATAACTCTTGCAGTTATTACAATACCACTGCTTTCCAATCTTCTTCGAAAGGATGCCAAAGCCAATTACTGATGCTGCTTTGCTTGCACCGGAAATCTTTTTGATGTTGGTTGAACGGCAATATGGACAATGTGGAAGGTTTATGGTTGGAGTTGGCTGAGGTGGTACATACAATGTTCCATTGTATTCTTTTGGAGCTGTTCCCAACGTTTTCACATTCTTTACAAAATTGAACGGCTGAATTCCAAACTCGCTTCTAAATCTGTCATAGAATTTTTGTAATTCGTCAATATCATTGTTATAAGAATTATCTAATATCCTTGTAACATAATAAGTGACATCACATTTTTTACCATTAATTATGGTATATAATTGATTTTGTTTTTCTTTAATAATATTTATTGGACATCCGCAATTTGGACAAGCTTCTGCATATTCTGAAACATTACTGTTGCATTCTGGACATTTTAATAAAGACATAGCTTTAATTCCTCTTCTCCTTAAAAATCGCTACCACAATCATTACAGTGCCATTGTTTACCAATCTTCTTACTTGCAATACCTGTTAATGCAACAGATGTGGCTCTACTTGCAGTGGATATCTTTTTAGTATTTCTGCTATGGCAATATGGGCACTGTGCATTATTAAGATATTTTTGATGTTTTTCAATTGAAGCAAGTTCTGCCTGGATTTGTTCTTCTTTCTTTTGTTCAAGATATTTATCGTAATCTTCTTTTGCAAGTTTGAGTTTGGATTGGTTCTCAAAATGTTCGCTTATAGAAATAGCAAATCCGATAAAACACAAAAATGTAAATACCGATGATAATCCAGCAAAAGTACCAGAAAAAGAATCGTGACCACTAAAATAGCCCTTTAAAAAAAATATTGATACAATTAAGAAAAACAGAAATATAAATAAAAAATTTTTTATATCTTTTTTTTGTTTTACAATTTTTTCAAGTCTATTTATCTCATTTAGTCTTTTTATGTTTTCGTTATCATTTATTGAAAAACCACAATTAGGACATGTTGATAATTTTGCAGAGAATAATTCATGACATTCCGGGCATTCAACTTGCTTCTCTTCTTCTACTTTTTGCTCAATTTCTTTTTGTTTACGTTGTTCTTCTGTTATTTTTTGTTTTTCAAATTCTTTTTGTTTTCTTTTAATTTCTTCAAAATGTGCTTTTATATTATATCCACATTCAGGACATTTTTCTGCCGAGTCAGAAACATTAGGTCGTCCACAATTAGGACAATTTATTAATGCCATAATCAAACACCTCTCACATATTATCTTCTTAACAAATTTATTATAACACACTGCTGTATAAAAATATAGGAAAATCAATTGAAGGTAATAATATATCAGATGTGTTTATAAAAGCTTTTTCTGGTGGGCTTAAATCTTCAAGTAAAAAAGGATTACTATCTGCAATAAATGAGTTAGATGATATTGCCGATGTTAATAAGTTATTTAAAAAGTCTAATATTAGCAAAAAATTAGCATCAAAACTATTAGATGATTCTAAATTTGCAGACGCATTAGATAAACCATATACAAAAACTGCTTCTGCTGCAAAAGAAGCTTCGTCTGCTGTAGAAAAAGTTGCCGAAGCTTCTACTTCTACTGCTACTGCTGTAGCCGAGGTAGGAACTGCGTCCGCTGCATCATCCGCATCTATGACAACAATGGAAGCTGCAACTGCTGGTTTAGCTACCGAGGAAACAGTAGCCACTGGTGCAACAGTTGGATTTGGAACAGCAATTAAGGGATTTTTAGTAACTGTTGCCCCTATAGCAGCAGCCTTAGTTGCCGTTGGTGCTGCATTTAAATTAGCACATGATTATGTGACCAAATTTGATACTGCTGTAGAAAAAGCAGAAACATCTCAGTCTAATTTTGAGCAGACAAAATCGGAATTGTCTTCTCTTCGAGATGAATTAGATAGTACAAAAGATAAAATAAAAGAGTTAAAAAGTAGTGATAAACTTACAATTGCAGACCAAGCACAACTTTCTACTCTCAAAACGCAATCAAAAGAATTGCAGAGACAGATTGATTTAAAGAAAAAGCTTGCGGATAGTCAATCTCAAAAAGCCGTAAAGGATGCTATGAGTGCTTTGAAAGTAGGTTCTTTTATTGATCATACTCAGACTGAAGACATAGAGGTTAGTGGTGGACATGGCGAAATAAGCACAACAAAAAAAGATACAAGATATAAAAGAACTGATATCGTTACGGCTGCAAAAAATGAAGTTAAAGAGCTTAACAAATTAAAAGAAGAACGAGAAAAACTTCTTGACGATTATGACAAGGCAAAAACTGATAAAAAGAAAGATTCTATAAATAGTGATATTGAAGCCAAAGAGAAGGAAATTTCCAAGTATGAAGATACTGTAGAGAAAAAAATTCAAAAGATTCAAAAGCTTAGAGACAACTTCTTAGACGAAAATGACAATCTTAAATCTGGTCTAACTTCAAAGCAACAGGCAATGTATAACAATCTAACTAAAGTCCTCGATGATTATACAAATAATGACCCTGTGGCTAAAAAAGCAGCAGCATTGGAAAGGATTTGGGATAATAAAGACTTTGCGAAAGCACAACAATCTCTTGTTGATAAAATTCGCCAAGGTCAAGATGTATCTGTCGATAGTCTTAAAAAGGATTTCCCTGAATTGGTATCCGCTTGTGATAAAGCTGGTATTAGTGTATCTGATTTAAAAAATGAATTGGATGCACTTGGTCAAAGTAGTTCCGGAGTAACTAAGCTTGAGAATGATTTCGAAGAATTCCAAACTACTGCTGTTGGCGCAATTAATTCTGTTGATGCTTTAAATGCTGCTTTGGCAAACAACGTGTCTGGAAAAGGTCTTGGAATTGAGTTGGATGACGAAGGGAATATCACCGGAGACTTAGTTGATATTAAATCTGCATTTTCTTCTCTTGATGGATATGATCCTTCCGTTCTGTTTGAAAAAACTGCAAATGGTGTTCACTTAAATGCAAAAGCATTAAGAGAATTGCAAGCACAGCAAGAAGCTTTGCAAAAGAATAAGTTCTTAGAACAAGAAAAAACATTACAAGAGCAATTGAATACAGCTATCATGGAACAGAAGAAATATGCAGAAGGTTCTGATGATTACATGGTTGCAACTGCTCAGGTAAACAGTCTTAAAGAACAACTCGAAACGGTTAAAGAACTTTCTTCGGCTTATGATGGCGCAACTTCTGCTTATCAAAAATGGGTAAATGCTCAGTCAAATGGTGAAGAAGGCGATATGTTCCGTACCGTTTCTGATACCATGAAGAGTCGTGGCGAAGAACTTTATAAAGAAGGTCGCTATAATACTAATGAATTCAGAGCAATTGCACAATATTATTCGGATGAAGATTTATCTACTGCTCCTATAGATAAACTTGTAGATGCATACCAACGTGGTAAAACCGCAATGGATCAATTCTTTACTGGAGATAAATCTGGTATTGATAATTTTGTTTCGCAGATGAAACAAATTTCTGATTCAGAAAATCTTGGATGGGTTGAAGATTTAGGAAATGGGAAGCTTAAATTCAACATTGATGATGAAGACATTGCCAAGAGATTCCATATCAGCACAGAAGCCGTTCAAGCATTGATTCGTGCAATGCAGGAATACGATGATGTAGAAGTTGGAAGTAAAGACGGTACACAAGATTTTAATCAGTCTATTGAAGAGATGACCAAAAAAGCGGATGAAGCAAAACAGCATCTTCAAGAAATGCAAAATAGTAATCTTGATTTGAATTTTGATTTCAATACTACAGATATTGATAATTTAAATTCACAGATCGAAAGAGCGAAAGGAAATCTTGATCAGTTTAAAGGTGAAGATGGTACGGTTGACATTCATGCAGAAGGCGCACAAGATGCCATTACTATTCTTCAGACATTAATTCAACAAAAGCAACTTGCTTCTCAACCTGTAATTATGGACGTAGATGTGAGCAAATTGGATTCTGGAGTTGCAGATACCGTTACTAAATTGCAAGAATATCAGACTGCATTAAACGAAGTAAACGCTATGCAAGAAATGCAAGATGCTGGTGTTGCGATTGATACGAGCAAACTTGATGAAGCAAAGCAAAAGGTCGATGATTTATTTGGTGAATTACAAGGTAAATCAAAAGATGGATCTCTTGAGATTGTTCCAGATGTAAAGATAGATACTTCTACAAAAGAGTCTCTTGAGAGTGCTTTGAAGGGAATGACTCCTGAAATTAAAGCAAAGATTGTACCGGATGAAAGTTCTTCTAAGTCATCTGACAAGAAGTCTTCTAAGCCATCGTTGGATACATCTAGCACAAAAGTGCAATCTCCTCAAGAAGTTAAGATTAAATACACTGGGAAACAACCTAAAGTTAAGAGTCCACAAAATGTTACTATAAAATATGGTGGTAAAAAACCGAAGGTTAAATCTCCTCAAAATGTGACGGTTAAATATAATGGCAAAAAGCCAAAAGTCAAAAGTCCACAAACAGTTAAAGTTAATTATACTGGAAAGAAACCAAAAGTTAAATCTCCTCAGACCGTTAGGGTTAATTGGAGCGTCCCAAGATTACCTACTCCTGGCTCTGTAACGGTCAAAGTAAAATATGACACATCCGGCAAGCCGAAATTCAATGGTACTGCTCATTATCAAGGATCTGCTCATGTTATGGGTTCTTCTTATGCGAGTGGTAATTGGGGAGTTAAGAAAAACGAAACCGCACTTGTGGGTGAACTGGGAACTGAAGTATTAGTTCGTCATGGAAAATACACCACTCTTGGTGATAATGGAGCTGAATTCGTAAACCTTAGAGCTGGCGACATAATTTTTAACCATAAGCAGTCAGAAGAACTGTTTAAATACGGACATGTAACTTCTGGTGGTGGACGTGCTAGAGTTGTAGGTCAAAACTATGCGAATGGTACAGCATATTCTGCTGGAACATGGACAATGGGAAATGTAGGAAACGGGAACGTAAAAGGTTCTGGTTCTTCTACCAAGAAAGCTACTTCTAAAAAATCAAACACTTCAAAAGCGAAATCAAGTTCTGGTTCAAACACAAAATCCAAATCCAAATCCAATTCAAATTCTGATTCATCAGATTCAGCAGAAAAATCTGAAGAATTATTAGATTGGATTGAAACTCTGCTTTCAAGGACTTCTAGACTTACAGAGTTAGCTACAAGTGCTGTTGATCGTGCGGTCGGATTGGCTAATAAGCAGAATGCACTTGTAAATGCGGTCACAAAGACTCAGAATGAAATCACTACAAACCAAAATGCAGCGAATAAATATTTTGCTCAAGCAAATTCTCTTGGTCTTGCTCAAGGATATGTCAACAAGATTAAAAATGGTACTCTTAATATTGAATCAATTACCGATGACAATCTTAAAGATAAAATATCCAAGTACAAGGATTACTATGAAAAAGGTCTATCTGCACAAGATAAAGTCCTCGATCTTCAAGACAAACTTAATGAACTCTACCAGAAACGATTAGAAATCATAGAAAAAGAATATGATACTATCGTTGAGGTAAACGATTCATTAAAGGATATGCTTGATGCTAAAATTAGTTATAACTCTGCTTATGGCGTAGCAAATGACAATCAAGATAATATAGGTAGTATCAATAAGTCTATCAAGGCACAGGAAGATACTATTAATCAGCTTACTAAAAAGCTTGATGCATATCAGAAGGAAGTCAATTCTCAGATTACTTCCGGGACATTGAAGAAGGGTTCTGAAGATTATAGATCTGCACAGAAGAATCTTAATGATTTCACGGCAAATATCTATAAGGCATCACAGGAACTTATTGAGTTACAGGATAAACTTGTACAGTTAAGAGTTGATGCAATTCAGACGATTATTGATACGTTCCAAAGACGTTCTGATAAATTGGATAAGTATGCTTCTCTTCTTGAAGCTAAGGATGAAACTGTACCGGAGTCAGTATATCAGGAAAGACTTGATAACAATAATGACACAATTCGTAAGAACCAAGAAGCCAGAGCTATTTGGCTAAAACGACAAGCAACCGAAGATGTAAATTCGGACAACTATAAGAAATATGCTGAGGAAATCCAGAAACTTGATGAGTCTACCCTTGATCTTTTGAAAGATAACGAAGATTTAAAGAACTCTATCTATTCTCTCAGAATCAAAAATCTGGAAGATGCAATCCAGGGTTATGATGATTTAGAAACTGAGTTGAAAGGATTCAGAAATCTTTTAAATGACGATGCCTTCTTAGATAAAAAGGGTGGAATCACAGATGAAGGATTGGCTCAGATTACTCTTCTCTCTCAGAGTATCGGAAATGCAAAACAGAAAATTTCTGACCTCACTACCGGACTTCAGAAAGTAAAAGAACTTTATGATAATGGTGTTATCTCACTTAAAGAATATAATGAAAAATCTGCGGAATACCGTAAAGAACTTCAGTCTTCTACAAGTGACGTAAAATCTTATCAGAAGAGTTTGACTGATTTATATCAGAATGCTTTGAAAACAGAAGTGGATGCACTTCAAAAAGTCATAGATAAAAGAAAGTCGGCACAGACCGCCCTTGCTTCATATTACGATTTTCAAAAAAAAGTTACATCTCAAACAAATGATGTAAACAGCTTAAAAGCTCAAATTGCAGCACTCGAAGGGGTAACATTATTTGCCCTATTTGTTTAATTGCTGGAACGCCCTTAGAGCTACATATACTACAACGAATACATGAAATAAGGTAAATCGTGAATGTTAAAAAATATGTAGATTGGGTAATCAGCAGCGAAATTCCGAACAGGAATACGTTCAACGACTAGGTAGGATGAGTGTACTACCGTAGGATCGCAAGCGATTGGCGATTCGAAAAATACAAACTGTTTATTAATTAAATATAGAATTCATAAATCACGTTGAGATATACGTGATTTTTTAGTGTGCGAATTTATTTAAAGAGAATAAAAGAAATGGAGGTGAAATATGCTAGTACCTAATCAAAAAGTTGAGGTATGCTGGAATAATACAACAAAAAAACATTATATGGAATTGGGATATGAATTTACAAAAATCAGAGATAAATTTCTTGTAAATGTTGAAGATTTAACACCTCATTCCGGAGAACAAATAAGCGTAATTTGTGATTACTGTGGCAATCAAAAAATGACAACATTCAATGATTATAATTGTTCTATTAAAAAATATCCATATAAATATTCTTGTTCAGAATGCATCCCAGTAAAACAAAAAGAAATTAGAGGAAATAAATATAAAGGAAAATATTTTAACGTATTTGTCAATAAATGTATTGAGAATAATTGTGTTCCAATTTCAACTATTGATGATTATCAAAATGCATATTCTAAGCTATATTTTATTTGTAGTAAACACGGACAACAATGTATAACTTATAATAGCATTAAGGCTGGGTCTTGGTGTATAGAATGTGGACATGATAAAGGGGCAAAAAAGATTGCAACGCCAATAGATAAAGTAATTAAAATAGTTGAATCAAAAAATAATAATAAAATTATTAATCCAGAAGAGTACATAAATTTTAGCACTTCTAATCTTCTTATTAGATATGGATGCTGTGGAAAAGTTTCAACTACTTCATTGAACTCATTAGAGAATAGTGATGGTCTATGCTATGATTGTGGACAAAAGAAAGCAAAAGAACATATAAAATTATCTATGGAAGAAGTAACAAAACGGATAAATTCTGTTAACAATAATAAATTGTTAAATCCAAGTGAATATATTGACAATTCTACAATTAATTTAAAGATATTATGTGGAGAATGTAATAAAAATATTTTTATAACAAGCTTGGCTAATTATGAATATAATCAAAAAATACGTTGTGGAACATGTTCTCAGAGGATAAGCGTCCCGGAAAGAACAACACGAAATATTTTAGAAAAATATGATATAAAGTATCTTCCAGAATACAAATTCAAAGATTGTAAAGACAAAAGACCACTGCCATTTGATTTTTATCTTCCAGAATATAATATTTTAATAGAATTAGATGGGGAGCATCACTATCATCCTAAATGGGGTGATGAGCAATTGAAATATATTCAAAATCATGATAAAATGAAAAACGAATATTGCGAAAATAATAATATCACTTTAATTCGAATTCCATTTTGGGAGTTTGATAATCTTGAAAAAATTCTTATAGAAAAACTTAATCTTCCACAAATCGTGGACATAGAATTATCCAATGGTCGAATTTTTAAATATAAAGCGCACAAACCAAAAGAATAATTAATAAATAGAAGATATAGTCTAATCTCATATGAAAGTATGAGGAGAGCTTACTACTCTCTCGCTTATGTAGCGAATAAGTGAAAAGATAAATGAAATGATGCTGCAACACTTGCAAAGAGAAAGAAATTGCAAGAAGAACTTCGTAGTTCGGAACAAACGCTTGACGATACAAAGCGTGACCATCGTAATGAACTTATTTCTGAAGGTTTTCAGAAATTATCTGATGACCTCAATCAGATGCTCGAAGATACCGAATATGAAATCTCACACAATGCCGATAAGCAGAATGAAATCATCCAGAGTATGCTTAATAAGCAAGTTGGAATGTATCAGGAAGCTTACAGTAAAATCAATTCTATTATCAAGAACACTGGTTGGATTGGAAGCAATGACTTCAATAACAATCAGTCTCAGATGTCATCTCAGACAGGTGCACAAAATCAAGCGTCTAATGCATCTCAATCTCAGCAGACAGCAAACAGAAAACCATCTAGTTCTGCATCTGGTACAGATACAAGCGGAATCAAAGACAATGCTTCAAAGAACGATAAGATAACTGAAAATATTATGAAGCCTGAAAATACAACAAATAGACCTGTTGCAGAGCTTACAGTATCTAAGTCATCAGTATCTATTGAAGAAGGAAAGTCTACTTCTGTTACTACGAAAATCAGACCTAATGATGCTGCCAATAAGAAATTATCTTGGAAGTCAAGTAATACTGCTATTGCTACAGTATCAAATGGAACGATTAGTGGTAAGAAACCGGGTTCATGTCAGATAACAGTGTCTACTACTGATGGTTCTGGAATTTCTAAGACTATTGCTGTTACCGTTACAAAGAAGCCAGATCCTCCGAAACCAGCAATTCCTTCAAATAAAGGTGGAGATGGAGTACCTAGAGTTGGTGATGTGGTTACTTTTAATGGAAAATATTACTATGACTCTTGGGGGAAAAGACCTGCTGGAAGTTTATATTCTGGTGTCAAGAACGGTGTTGTAATCGACAGCTATTCTAGCAGAGATTATGGCGGAAGTGCTAGATATACAGGAGATCTTAAAGTCCATATTAAATCTGCGGATGGAAGATATGGAGATTTGGGATGGGTAAGATTAAGTCAGATTAGCGGATATGCGAAAGGTACTCCGGGAGTTGACAGAGATCAAATTGCTATTGTGGATGAAGAAGGTCGTGAACTTCAGATTCCTAATGGTAAAGGTGGAAGAATTACAAAACTTGAAAAAGGTACTGGTGTAATTCCACATACAGCAACCGAAAAACTCATGGCTCTTTCTGAACAGCTTGATAACAATGGAAATATGGTTATCAACGGTAGAACAATTGAAGAGTATGTTAATGATATGGCTAATATGCAGAGTATTGCTGTGCCAGATTTCAGTGATGTTACTGCTTCTGTCGTTGGTCAGTTAGAAGGTAAAGGTATGGGTAATGTGACGGTTGAGAACCATTATGATTCGTTGTTGACTGTAGAGGGTAATGTTGACAAAGATGCATTGCCTGGATTAGAAGATATTCTTAAGAGATCGTATGAATACACGTCTAAGCAGATGGTCAAAGAACTTCGAAAAGGCGGTATGCAGATTCGGAGATAATTAAGAGGGAGCAGTGTCACAACTGCTCTCTTCTATTATATAAAAATATGAAAGGATGTGAGAGATATGGCAAAACAATTTAGTGATTTCTCATTTTGTGGAAAAAGAATAAGTGATTTACTAAATATAAAATATATATCTGTAGAATATGATTCCGACCCGTCAAAATCACTTGGACTTGAGCGTGATATGCAAAAGGGTGAATCAACAAGATATCGCATAGAACCAAACTATTTCTATGATACATGGTCTGCTCCATTAGAGTTTGATTTACATATTTTAAAAGATACGTGTAAATATCAAACACAGACAGAAATGGAAATTACAAAGAGTGAATTAAGAGAAATAACCAGATGGCTAACATCTTCTCATTATCCTGAATGGATTAGATTCTCAGATGAAGATGGCAATTTAGAAGAATGGCGATATAAAGGATGGTTTTCAAATGTAGAAACGTTTGTGGCTTATGGAACAGTATACGGATTAAAGTTGCATTTTAAATGTACTACTTCATTTGCATGGACGGATGTAATAACAAATTCTTGTGCATGTACAACATATAAAAATATGTTAGTCAAAAATGATGGGGATGATTTGAACGATTACTCCTACCCTACCATTAGAATTCATCCAACGAAAGATGAAGAAATTTTTATATGTAATGAGAGTGATTACACATTATTAGAGAACGGTAAAATATCTGTTGCAAGTGATGATGTCTTTAATACCATTATTGATAAGGCTGAAAATTATGCGAAGTTGAATGGATACGATTTAGAATATACAGGCAAAGGTGCTTTTAATATTGTTTCTATTTGTAATGATACAGGAGTTCAATTTAAACTCATTGATAATTATGGTTGCGAAACATTGTGTACTGTTTTTTATAACACCGATACAAAAGAATACAAAATAATTTCTGGTGGATTTATGTATATGAAAGTATACAAAGATTTGGATGTGGTTATTGACTGTAAAAATATGACCATTGAAGATTCTATTGGACGCATGGTTACATATGATAAACTTGGAATTTCAGATATTGGATATATGTATTGGTTGAGATTAATGAATGGGAATAATTCTATCATGTTTCACGGAAATTGTGAATTTACAATTGAACATATTGAGGCTCGGAAGGTTGGTGAATAATATTGAATACTAAATTTAATAAATACAATCAGCCTGAAAAACCAAATATCTATCTTGGTACACCAAATAATAAAAAGATATGTGCTCTTACTGGTATTGATGAATCTACATTTAAAATGACAGAAAAACTGTCAAATACATATGAACTTTCTTTTGATATTTCTAGAACACTTAATTATACAAGTCCTATTACAAACGAAACCGTAGAAAAGGAAAATCGTGCTTTTAGATTAATCTCATTGTTCATGCGCCTCTATGTTGATGGATATGGATGGTTTATTATCAATCCGCCGGAGGAGGATAATGATAGTTATACTGACAAATATTCTATTACAGCACAGTCAGCAGAAATTGAATTTCAGCAACATAATCTTCACAATTTTAAGGTAAATCAAGGCACTACTGATTCTTATGAGATGCTAGTAGATGGCAATGTCCAGATGGTTGGCGATGTTGAATTTGCTAAAGAACAAATTAAATTTTACAATGCTTCAAATCCTGAATTAAGTTTTCTTGATATATGTCTAAAGGTTGCTGGTGTAACTGGTTGGACTATTGGATATGTAGATACCGTCCCAAAATCATATGAATATTTCGATGAGGGTATACGAAAAGAAAAGCAGACATTACTTGCTGATGAGATTGGCGTGTTTGATATCGATAGTAAGGATTTATATTCTTTCTTAACACAAGATGCTGCAAAGTTTTTCAAATGTATCTTTGAATTTGATTTTGATAACATGCAGATTAATGCTTATCACCCAGAGAATTACGGAAAAGATACGAATGTAAATATCAGTTTTAGGAATTTTCAGAAATCAAATAATATTAAAATTGATGATACAAATATCTTCACTAGATATTATGTACAAGGTTCAAATGAATTAGGTATTGAATACGTCAATTTTGGTCACAATTATATTGAAAATTTAGAGAATTATCTGAATGAAAGGTATCTTTCATCGGAAGTCATAGCAAAGTATAAATTGTGGTCACAGGACGTTGAAAACAGTCGAAATGATTATATTGAGAATACACGGTTGTATAACAAACAATACGCTAAAATCTCTGAATTAACGAATAAAGTCCCTTTGGACGACTGTTCTACGGACTGGTCTTCTTTTGGTGATGATAAATTAAAAGAAGCACAAGAGAATTACAAAGCTCAACTCAAAGGTTATGAGTCTTACTATGTTGATGAGAATGGCGATTTTGACGAGACTGCTTTAAAAAATTCTGTGGATGCAAATGATTATTATCAAATCAAAAACGTTATTCTTCCATCTATTCAAATTGAAATGGACAACCGTAATCTTCCATCCGGTCAAGAATTTGAAGATTATATTAATTCTTACAAGACAGATTGGAAATTGTATGGTTTAGACGAATTGGAGAATAAATTAATATGGTATCGTAAGCAGAAGAAAGTTGCAGAAGATGAAAAATGTACAGAGCCATACAATCCTGAAAATGATAAAAATAGTCATACTGAAAAGTATCATACCGAGTTATACAATAAATATATTGATGCTGTTCATCAGTTAGATCCTAACTATGAAGGCTCTTGTATGGAGTTTTACAATAAAATTAAAGCTGAAATTGATGAGCTGAAAAAATTACAAGACTCTTATGATAAAGCGAGAAAAGAAATCGCAAAGTCTGTTGCAAAAGAAACTTGGGTTCATGCTTCTACAACCGACGACGATGGATATATCATGGATCAAGATGGAAATTATATTACAGATGAAGAAGGAAATTATATAGCTCTTTCTCAATCAGAGATTTCATTTACAGTCGATGATTTAGAGGAACTCTCTCATATTTATGTCGATGGAGATTATTCTAATGAAAACATGTTCTTAACTTCTTCTGACGATTCTGTGACTGCCATAGATGAACAGTTAAAACTACTGAATGCTGCTCAAGATGATTTGTACATTACAAGCCATCCGCAATATCAATACACTACAGATCTTGATAATTTCTTAGGGTTGTATGAATTCAAAGAGTATTCGGAAAAGCTTAATATTGGTGATTATTTATATCTTAGTGTGCGTGATGATTATGTTGTAAAACTTAGAATTATATCAATGGAATATAATCCATTATGTTACGATAATAGTCTTCAGATTACATTTTCCAACATGATTCAAAGCAGATCATCCCGTGATGATATTGCATATATTTTAAATCAGTCCGGTGGTTCCTCTAAGAACTCTTCGACCGGAAGTTCCTCTTCAAACAATTATCTTAACAATGAAGGTGTATCTCTCACTCCTGCTCTTATTCAGAAGTTAGTTCAATCTGGTGCATTTCAAAACCAACTGAATAATATTATCAGCAATAATTTTGGTTCTTATTTAGGTTCAAATGGTGGAAGTATTTCTATTTCTGAACTTAATGCAAAGATGATCAAGGTTGTAGATATTGTTGGAGAAAATGCATTTTTTGATTATCTCCAATCTAAGTTTATCTCTACAGATACGATTGTTGCCGGTAGTGGTAAGTTTAAAGATTTGCAAGCTCTTGTAGCACAGATAGACAACCTTCTTGCAGGTAACATCAGTTCTGAAATGGCACATATTATCAAACTCACTGCTGAAAATGTACAGATAGATGAGGCGGTTATCAGAGATTTAATTGCTGCTAATATCACCGTTTCCATGCTAAAAGCAAGTGAAATCGACACCGATAAGTTTCATGTAAAATCAAATGACGGTTCTCTTGAGATTGTTGGGAATACGATGCAGTTCAAAGATAAGAATAATGTCACAAGGATTCAAATTGGACGAGATGCAAATGATAATTTTACATTCTGTCTCTATGATGAAACCGGAAAAGGTGTTCTAATCGATTCTTCTGGAATCAAAGAATCTGCCATTTCTGATGGGTTAATTAAAAATGATATGGTGGCTGATGGGACTATCAGCAAAGAAAAATTGAATTTTAATATTGTCGAAGCAGATGAAAATGGAAACATTGATGCAGGAAAAGTTCTTGTAAATGGAAAAGGTATCGATGTTGAATTTACATCTATCAAAGAGTCTATTAATTCTATAAAAGGTGAAATTGCCGATTTAGAGCCATCGTTTAATATTGCCGTTGGAAATGAAAGTCAAAATATTCCATGTACAAGTAAAGGACTTACAAGTATTCCTATGTTGATTGAGATTCCTTTTGTTGGATATGTAGGATTAACACAAACTCCATGTACTGCCAGTGTAGGCTTGTTACCGAAAGGAATCACACTTGGAGAAATTACAAATTCCACAGAAACAACAACAGGAAAAATCATATTAAATGTTGCGAAGGATTCTGACCTTGGTGGCGAAAATGTATTAAATGGAACAATTCAATTAACATTTACCATTGCAGAAAAGGAAGTTGTAAAGAATTTTACATGGACAAAAACTAAATCTGGTGAGCAAGGTCAAAGTGGTCAGAACGCCAGATTATTCTCTTTAGATACATCAACTTATGTAATCAAAAAGAATACAGATGATACTTTAACTCCTTCTACTATTATATTCTCTTCTTACTATAAAGACGGAGAATCTGATACAAGAAATGATTATCTTGGACGGTTTTTAATTTCAGAATCTATAGACGGTCTAAAGTATAGCACAAAGTACACATCTGCAAAAGACGAACATACCGTTACATATACTCCTAGTTCCTCTTCTATCTCATCTATTAAATGTATCTTGTGTGCATCTGGAGGTATAACAAATGAGTTAGATAGTCAGACAGTTGTCGTGTTAACTGATGCTGATGGAGTAAATGAAAAGATAAAAGAAATTACTGAAACAATATCAGGTGTATCTTCAAAGGTCGATGCTGTAAATAAAAGTATCACAGATAAGGTTTGGCAAAGTGATATTACAAATTCGATTGACAATTATGATAAAACAACCATCAAAATTATTCGTGATCAACAGTCGAAACAGGAAACTACAATAGAAGGAATTACTTCTACTGTATCAGACGTACAATCTAAAGTTGAGAAAAAAGCAGATGGGTCTACAGTTCAAGAATTATCTAAAAGGGTTTCTACAAACGAACAAACTGCGGAAGGATTTAGGCAAGAGGTCATTAAGAATTATGTAACTAATGACAAATTGAAAGATTATCCTACGAATGGTCAAATGAAAACCGCTATTTCGGAAAGTGCTAAAGAAATTAATCTTTCTGCAAGTAAAACATATGCGACAAAATCTGAAAGTGCAACAGGTTCTGAAGTTCAGTACTATGTATCAACATCTTCTACTTCATTAATTGGTGGAAAATGGAGTTCTGGAACGCCTATATGGGAATCTGGAAAATACATTTGGAGTAAAACAGTAACTACAAAAGCGGATGGAACAACATCTGAGTCAAATCCGGTTTGTATTCAAGGAGCAAAAGGAGAAAATGGTATTGGCGAAAAGGGTGAAGCAGGTACAGGTATTGTATCTATTACTCCTCAATATTATCTTTCTTCTTCTAAAACAACTCAAACTGATGGATCATGGATTGATAATACTGCCCCATCTTGGGAAGCTGGAAAATATATGTGGACAAGGAATAAAATTGTCTATAGTAATCCATCTAGCACTGTATATACAGAACCATATTGTGATACGTCTTGGGAAGCTGCGAATGAAGTACGAGCAGAATTATCTGTACGTGCCGAAGAAATTGAAGGTAAAGTTGCTGACAACGAAAAGAATATCACAGAAGTTGTTCAGACAAATAAACAGATTCAACAATCTGTTACAGATGCAAATAACAATATTACAAAGCTACAACAAGATTCCTCTTCTTTTAAACAGGAAGTAGAAAAAACTTATATAACAAAAGATGGGTTAAATTCATTAAAAATTGGTGGACGGAATTTGCTTAGAAATTCTAATACACTTGAATTTGAAGACTACTATTTTGTCGGAGGAACTACAAGTTATGTGGTTGATTCAGATGGAAATTATGTTGTAGATGAAGAAAATAATATGATTATCACAATCTAAAAGGAGGTATATTATGTCAGAAAAGATGTTCAATTCATATGATGACAAATCCTCTCCTGGAGCAGATGATTTATTTCTGCTCTGGGACAATCAAGAATCAAAAATTAAGAATTTAAAAATTAATAATTTATCAAAATTTGTTGAAAATAAATTTCCTAAAAAGCTTTCCAACCCACAAGCACTAACCATCACATATAGCGGTTAAACCCACACATACGATGGAAGCGAAGCCATTGCAATCACAATCGAGACAGGTGGTATAGAAAGAGTAGAAAAACTTGCTACAGACACCACAGTAACGCTCGAACCTAACAAGCTCTATGTATTCCCGGAAATGGAGTCGCTTACCTATACCATCGGAGAGGGCACAGGAGAGGTGCATTTCATATTTCGTTCTGGTGCAACAGCGACAAGGGTGGTACACCCGGCAGGGGTCAATATCGGGAGCTTTACTGTAGATGCTAACAAAATCTATGAGGTATCAATTTTAGAGGGATTACTTACATCCCAGAGTTGGGCGGTGAGTTGATGGAGAGACGGAGAACATTAGGAAATGAGGGAGAAAGCACAATGAGCGAAGAATATGAGCTTGTCGGTACTGCAAGCATAACGGAAGAAACGGCTACTGTAGAGATACAGTTGAGCAAACCTTGCACAGATTTATATTTGTTTTGTGAGAATTTAAAAGCAACAGTTAATTCGCAATTAATTATTGGTATAGGTAATAACAATACTATATCAGGTACAAATAGTGAATTATCAGCAAATGTACAAAATACCATTCAGCATATACGAAAGATAGGAAAGACGTGGATGAGGACGGGAAATAATCATGCGCAGTATCCATTATCTACTGCCGCGTCAACAATGTATACTGCAAAAATAAAAGCAAATAATCAAATGCCAGAACAAATTTCTACAATTACATTACTAGCAAATGTGGACAGTGCTAAAATCGTATCTGGCACAATAGAAATCTATGGGAGGTAAGTTGACATGAAATACAGAATAAAACACAATCTTGTCAGTCAGTCAGTCAGTCAGTCAGTCAGTCAGAGCTTAGTTGATTCTAAATCCTGTGTCAAGAATGCCGTGGCATTATGTTGAGACGGCGAATGATGATGGCAAAGGCACAGGAGGTAGAAGAGATGGAGTATCTGGTAAAAGAAAAACTATATGAATACACATTACCACAAGGTAATGTAGAAAAAACCATTGATACTGGCGTGACGTGGGGAGAACTAAAAAAATACAAGAGATTTTCTTTGGGAGTTTACCCAAAAGCAAATTCATCTTTGTCAAACTGGTATGCATATATTGGGAAAAACATATTATCTCGGTTTACGGGAAGTGGCGTTTACATTGAAATTCGGAATGAGGGAGCTGTGTTAGAAGCTATATTTAGTGCTGGAAATGGAGTTGTTTTTTATCCATCATATATCGAGAGAGATAACAATGAGTCTATCTATCATACAGCAAGTAGTAGCAGGTATTTAGTGGATTCGTCCACGTACAGTGATGATGATTCAATTATATTTAAAGTCCCGACTACAAGTAGCGGAGCACCCACTGAATATACTTTTTTGGTATGTGGATTGACTAAGAAAGCGTAAATAGGAGGTTACAACAAAAATGAAAAGTAATAACAAGGAGGTGATTAAAAAAATGTACGCAAAATTAGAAAACGGATTCTTGCGCAGTGCGCCGAAGATTATAGTGTTAGACGGTCGCACTATCAATAATCCATACGACAGCGAACTGGAACAGATAGGATACAAGCCTGTGGTGTACACAGATATGCCCATCGAGGTAACAGAGGGAAAACACTGGGAATCGGAGTGGGAGGAGGGAGAGACAGAGATTAAACAGGTGTGGAAACTTGCGGACGATTACGACTTAGAGCAAATCAGAACTCTTAAGAAAAGTGAAATTTCAGATGCTTGCGAACAGACAATTTATAATGGAATTGATGTTGAAATGTCTACAGGAACACAACACTTCTCTCTCACCGAAAAAGATCAGATCAATATATTCGGATTACAAGCAACTATTGAATCCGGTGAAACACAGATTGAATATCACAGTGATGGCAATCCTTGTATATACTATAGTGTTGAAGATATTCAGAAACTAATTGCTGCTGCAATGGGATTCGTAAAATATAATACTACATATTGCAATAGCTTAAATGTATGGATTAGCAAAGAAACGAATGCGCAGACAATTAGTGAAATGTATTATGGAATGGAAATTCCAGAAGAACATCAATCAGAAGTTCTTAAGAACTATATTAGAATTAAAGCAAAAGATTTGTAAAAGAGGGCGGTTTACTACTGCCCTCTTCTATTAATAAAAAGGAGGTCACATGAAAACTTTTGATACAACATCCGTTTCTGGACTTCTTGGGGAAACAATAACATGCGGTCATGTGACTTGTACTGAAACCGCAACATTAAGGTTAAATAATACAATTAAAATAGCCGATGATTATGTATATCAGATAGTTATTAAATCTGCTGCTACATCAAACATTGTATTAAAAATCGGCACACAATCTTTTAATCTTGCCTCTACTACTTCGTGGCAAAGATTAATTCAGAAATTTACAATTGAAAATAATAATACAAATTACATAGATTTAATATTTTCTCCTGGAGAATATTGGTTTTATAATGCAAAATTGGAGACTGGTATTATTGCTACTGCGTGGACACCAGCTCCGGAAGATTTTGATATAAAGTTATATTCTCTCCAGTCAGAATTTAATCAAAGGGCAGATTCTATAGAAATGTCAATCTCAAAAAAACAAGATATTGGAGTCACTGCCGTTAGATATATTCGAGATTGGCTGGATGGAAATAATGTGGACAATAAGAACTATTGGGGTGAAATTAACGTAATTACGCATGATGGAGAAAATGTATTAGATAGTTCTCTTATTAGATTGCAAGCGAAAAATGAAGCTTTAAGCACAATAATGATTGATAACATAGAAAGAATTAAAGATGGAACATTGTCATCTTACACAATCGATAGCAATGGAAATACTGTATATCATTATTCGGAAGATGATTATGTTATCAATACCGGGAAAGCATGTATCGAAATTGATCTTGGTCAAATCTATAATGATATTGATTATATTCGCATATGGCATAGATTCGCTGATGGCAATTTTGTTTTTAATCATAAACTTCAGACTTCTATAGATGGTGTCACATGGGTAACATTATATGATAGTAGTGTAACTGGTGGATATGAAGAATCTGTTGATGGTAAATTATACTATCTAAACGAATCCAATATCATTTCTTCCATGAACAAATTAAGCATGACACTTAACGAAACAAGGTCACAATTATCTGATACTTCTGGTAATTTAAGTACATTGACACAAACAGTAAAAGGAATCAATGAGACTGTTTCTAAAAACTATGAAGATGCAAATAGTGCATTGGTAAAATTACGGGAAGATTTGGATGCAAAGATATCAGAAACAGAAAAGGCATTGGCTAACTTCCGAATTGAAGCAGGTAATATATATGCAACTGCTGAATCAGTGGATAAAAATAATAATAAATTAGCATCATTAATCCAACAGAGTTCTAATGGATGGGAAGCTTTATTTGCCGAACTTAATATGGGTGAAAACAAAGGTAAATATAATATTCAGACAAATATCACGCTTAACAAAAATGGTATAACAGTTACCAACCCAATTACAGGACAAACTACACAAATGACGATCGATCAATTTTGTGGATTATATCATGGAGAAAAAGTATTCTGGATAGATAAAGATACAACGAAAACACGAAGGTTACTGTGCGAAAAAGGATGGGATACTGATTATATCAAAATGACGACGAATGCATATAAGTATGCTAATGGAACAGTTGTAAAAGGAGTTGCATTTGTTAAGTCTGGAGGTACAAGTTAATTTTTATGAGAGGTTTAATTACCTCTCTTTTTAAATTTAGAAAGATGAGGTGATTGAATGGCAAGTGGTTCATGGACATTTGGAACAGGAAATAGTTATATTCAAGGACGGGTTAATTGGTCTTCTTCAAGCAATGGATCTTCTGCTAATAGTTCAAATATTAGTGTAGCTGTATATTTTAGAAGAACAAATTATGGATATACAAGTTACGGAAAAGTTAACACATATTGTGTAATCAATGGTGGCAGCCAGAAAAACGAAACTGGTTTTTCGGTGTCGATGTCTGATCCAAACAAATGGACATTGGTATATGCAAAAAATTGGACGGTTGGACACAATTCGGATGGCTCTAAGCAGATTAATATTCGTGTTTGGGGAAATGGTAACTTTTCAATTGGTTCGTATGATACGAATAAGACAGTAACATTAGACAAGATTCCAAGATATACGTCTATTAGAACTTGGTCTGTTGCTGAAGTTGGAAAAACATACGCTAAAATAAATTGGGGAACAGCGGAAACAGTAGACTGGGTAAGAGTATATCTTAATGACTCTTCTCAATGGACTGACAATCCTGGTTCTGTTAATGGGACTTCTGGTTCATTTGTTTATACTGGAGCTGCATCTTCAGGTGCAAGTATACCAAGCGTAAGTACATTAAAACCGGGAACGACATATAAACTTAAATGTTTGGTAAAAAGAAAAGATTCTCAATTGAGTACGACTTCTTCCAATATTGAATTTACTACAAAATCTGTAGCTTCAATTTCTAACTTGAATGAAGGATTTTCTTACAATATAGGAGACGATCTTAATTTAACATTTGATAATTCTTCTGAAAACAAATCATGGTTAGCTTTTTATATAAAAGATGAATCTGATAACTGGGAAGAAATTTTAAAAACAGACGAAGTTATTCAAGCGAATTCGTATACATGGCAGTTGTCAAATTATGCTTCTATCTTCTATTCCAAACTTCCAAACGATAATTCTAAGAAATGTAAAATTGAATGTGGAACAACAATTACAGAAAATAAACAAACTATAAGTTGTATCTCAAGTAAATTTGTAGGTACTATCAATGTTAAAAATTCTAATCCAGTATTTACAGATTTTAATTATGGCGACGAAGACACCTCTACACAAGCTGTGTTAGGCAATAAAACATACATGATAAAAAACTATGGCTCAATGAAAGTAAGAATCCCAGTTGCTAAAAAAGCAGTTGCTAAAAATGGAGCCACGATAATTAAATATATAATATCTGTTGATGGAGTTGCTATTGATTCGTATGAGAAAAAGTATAGCGATAGTTCAGAAATTTTGTGCAAGCTTGGTAAATATAACACAGATGGAATTGGAACAATTAGTATTTATGCTATTGATTCAAGAGGTAATGTTTCTGATACAGTTAAAAAATCTTTTACTGTATTACCATATTCTCTTCCTCGATTTTCTGTAATTAATTTAAAACGTCTTAATGATTATGAATCAGAAATCGTCTTAGACTTTCAAGGAGTTATTTCAAAACTTTCAGTTAACAATGTTGAAAAGAACACAATAAAAACTGTTGGATATAGATATGCAGAAGAAGGGAGTTCGTATCCTACTAATTTTTCTGTAATTAATGGAGTTACTGTATCTTCTACTCCTTCAGAATATATTTTATCTTTTGCTCAAAACACAAGTGATGATACTTTTGGGATTACTGGTTCTGGATCAAGCAAATTAGTTTTGGATAATAACAAGTCTTATAATTTTCAATTTTATATTAGAGATTCTTTTTCAAATGAAGACCATTATGAGTTAAATATTGAACAAGGCGTTCCAATTATGTTTATTGGAGACAATAATCAAGTATCAGTTGGAATGATTTCTGATATTGAGAGAACTGAAAAACTTCAAGTTGGAAGTGATATTATGGCTACTAATTCAAAAGGAGAAAAGGTTGGTATATTGGACAGCCTAGATAAAATGATAATTATTAGCGAAGATGAGCCGATAGATCAGCCGATTGGTGGATTATGGTTACGACCAAGATCAGTTGGATAAAAGAAAGGAATATGCGATGAATAAATATATACGATTACCAAACGGAAATAAAATTAAATATTATAGTTTTGCAATTACAAATGCTTTAATTATGAAATTTATTGATACAGATGTAAATGCTATAAAAGATTTTTTCGGTGTAAGTATTATTGATTATATAGATATCGTAAATGAAAATGATGATATATTAGAAAGTCATAATCTGTACATGAAATTAAAAACTATTACATCTGAATCAACTACTATTACGGAATATGAAGATAGAATCGTCAAGGATTCATGGACGGATGAAGATGGAGTTCAGCATGAAGCTGTTACAGAAAAAATTCCTAGAGAAGTTCCTTGTACTCTTGTGACAGTTATATTAGAAAAACCTTCTACTTCAGAAGAATTGGATAATATTAAATCTGTTGTAGGAATTGTAAACACAAACAATATGACTTTGGATGAATTTAAATCATATTATAAAGAACAGATTGGAAAAGAATGTACTACTGCTATTGAAAATGGAGTTGATGTAGAAACGACTCTTGGCAAGAAACATTTTTCTTATACGATTGAAGACCAAAGTAATGTGAAAGATTTAATTATAACTGCTATCTTCACAGACTTTACTCTTCCACTGCCTTATCATGCTGATGGGGAATTATGTACACTTTATCAGCCAAATGATATCCAAAAAATTTATATGCTTTTATGTTCAAATAAAACTTATCATACAACTTATTGCAACGTTTTAAATGCAATGATTAATGAAGCCAAAGATCTTGTATCTATAAAAGCGATTACATATGGCATGGAAATTACAGATGAAAAGTATCTTGAAGTAATGTCAAAGATTAACGAATCTAAAGATGCTTTATTAACATATGTTGAAAAGAAATTTACTTTAAATAAGTCAGAAGATTTAAAGGAAGAAAGTAACAATGAATAAAATAAAATATTATTTAAAACGAATTCTTTGTCATATATTTATCTTTTTATTCTCCGGAACAATTTATTATTGCATGGAAGTTATTTGTAAAGATACGCACACTTCTCATTGGACAATGTTTCTATTGGCTGGATTCTCAGCATTATTTTTCATTGACGGATTAAATGATTTATTTGGATATGATATGGATTATTTATTGCAATGCATTATTTGTGCTACCGCAATAACAATTGGAGAATTATGCGTTGGTTTAATCTGGAATTTTGATTATGAAATATGGGACTATCGTAATATGCCATTAAATTTTAAAGGGCAAATATGTTTGCCATTTTATTTTCTGTGGTTATTCTTATCTGCAATTTTTATTCCTGTTTTAGATTATATTGAATGGAAATGGTTTGATTATGAACAAGACAATCCGCCATATTATAAAATTTTTGGAAAAGTTATATTTAGATTTGGTGGTGATAAATAATGGCTATATTAGATGAAACAAAAGTTGTAGACCCTTACGATAAAAAAGATGCAACTTGTTATCAAAAAATAATGTTTCCATCTGATTGTATCGCAATGAGTGATGGGACGGATTTGGAAGAAAGAATGATTGGAATGCCATATATACTACAAGGAACTTATGTCACTAATGTAAGTGGAACTTCATGCAGATTATTTGGTTTGAAATGGCTAAGAGAAAATTTCAAAAGACAATATGGTTTATCGTCAACATCTGACTTAACAGGAAGATATTGCGTACTTGTAATGAATGGTGATGGGAATGCCAATGGTTTTCACGTAGAAGGAGCAACATGGAAAGGAGACGTATGTTATGCCGTATGGAAAGATTCAATGACAGCACATGTACGTTTTAATTATGTTGTATTTTATCTCACCAATAGTAATTTCCATGATGATTAATAAATTATGAACATAAGAGTCAAGTTTAAAAGCTTGACTCTTTTTATTTTGCAATTTTTTACGAAATGAAAGGAGAATTTTATATGGTATCAATCACAAAAAATATTACTACTGTTAATAGAACTAAAGGCGTGAATACGAAAAAATATATTGTAATTCACTACACAGGTAATCGGACAGATAGTGCATCAGCTAATGCTAACTATTTTAAATCAGTAAACCGTGGCGCATCTGCTCATTATTTTGTAGACAAAACAAGCATTTATCAGTGCGTTGAAGATAATGATGCATCATGGGCTGTTGGTGTAAATTATGGAAAAAATAATTTGTTTAATACTGTTAAAAATAGAAATAGTATTTCTATTGAGATGTGTTCTAATGGTGGAAAAATTGCAGATGAAACTTATAAGAACACTGTAGAACTTACAAGATATCTGATGAAAAAATATAGAATTCCTGCAAGCAATGTTGTAAGACATTGGGATGTATGTTCGAAAGTTTGCCCTGGGTGGAATGGATGGGGAGCTAATGGATGCAATGCTTCTATTTGGAATCAGTTTAAAAAAGATATTGCAAATGGAACGGTTAGTACGCCTAATGTAGTAAACCCTAGCTCATCGACAGCAAACAAATCTACTTCATCTTCTACTCTTTTAAAGGTTGGAAGTCGTGGAGCTGCCGTACAGGATGTTCAGAAAAAATTAGTTGCTTTAGGATATAATGTTGGATCAACTGGAGCCGATGGTATTTTTGGTAATGCCACAAAAAATGCTGTTATTAAGTTCCAAGGCTCTGTTAGAATTTCAAAAGATGGCATCGTTGGTTCACAAACTCTTGCGAAATTAAATGAAGCATATAATAACAGAAATAAAGGACAGTCTGTTACTTCTACTACTTCTTATACAGGCAAAGATTATGTAAGAAAAGCTCAGGTACATATGAATAATTTTGCCGGTGCTGGTTTAGCAACTGACGGATTATGGGGAGCAAACAGTAGAAAAGGTCTTGTTAAATGTTTGCAGAGAGCATTGAATAAAGATTATGGCGCAAAATTAGCCGAGGATGGAATTTTAGGAGCAGCATCAAAAAAAGTTCTTGGAAATCATTATGTAAAACGTGCTGAAACTCAGTATCTTGTAACCTTTGTTGAGATTGGTTTAATGGCACTTGGATATTACAATAGTTCTGTAGAAGCTCCGGGAGTATTTGGCGGTGGATTAGAGACTGCTGTTAGAAACTTCCAAAAAGCTAACGGATTAATTTGTGATGGGATTTGCGGTCGTAATAGTATCTTAAAGATTCTTGCATGTCTTGGATGCTAAAATTAGATATAATTATAGGGAATGACTTAGTTGTCATTCCCTATTTTTTACGATTTTCTATTCAAATATTTCTTTAAGTTTTAAATATGCTTCATACAATTCTTGATTTTCTTTTGTTACGTTTTTTGGAAGTTTTTCATCTTCTTTTTTATAATCTGCGAGGATAGCTTGAGAAGGAGTTGTCACAGAACTAAGTCCCTCTTCTGTTGCATGTGTGTAAATGTTTTCTATATTGATGGCATTATGACCCATCATTAATGCGGTATTAATTACATTTGCTCCTTTTGATGAATTGGCAATTGTATCCATAGTATGTCTAAGAGAATGAATGCTTAATCCTCTCATTCCATTTCTTGTCATATGAACATCTCTGTCTACGCCAAGTTTGTCACAAAGAGTTTTAAATCCAACTTCTATCGTTTCATGAGTTCTTCTTTTACCAGTGCTAAATACAGGGTAAAGTAAGTTGTCTGGATTATTTTTACAATAGATTTTCGTTTGTTCCATCATATATTGAGCACATTCTTTGGCTAAAGAAGACATGATAATAAATCTTGGTTTAGTATTTTTAGGAACCTTTGTATATCTTTCCAATCCTTTTGTTTTATCATTATCTATATATCTTGTTGCTTGAGATTCTACAACATATATTTTATTATTCTCGAAATCTATGTTGTCATTTCTAAGAGATGAAAATTCTCCAGATCTCAATCCTGTTTCAAGAATGAACATAACGACTACTGCATATTGCCCCATGTTATTTTTGTATGCATAATAAAATTTTTCGATGTCCTCTGGAGTAAATACTTCTTTTCTGTTTTTAACTTCTTCGTCTAATTTTTTGTCATATTCATCAATAATTTCTTTTTTTACTCTTGCTTGTTCTGCATAATTTTCTTTCAGAAGACTTCTATTGACTAACCATTTACAGCATCTTCGTGTTAATTGAATTGGGAAGCTGCAAGTTTTTCTGCTTTTTAATCCTAAAATAGTATCATAATAACTTTCAAATTCTACTGCACTCAACATATGAAGTTGATATTTTGCTATTGGGAAATTATCAAAATTTGCCCTCATTGTATTAACATAGGAATGATACGTACTTCCAGCAACAGTTGGTTTTACTTCTGTTTCTATATACTCATCCATATACTCACCGAAAGTTTTCTTTTTATCTACTTTGATATCTTTTCCCCTCTCGTATTCCTTTTCCCAAGCATCTCTAGCCATTATAGATAATCGTCTTGCTTCTTTTTCTGTCTTGGCTGTTCGTTTAAATCTTTTTGGGTTTGCTGTTTTTGGATTAAGATACTTTGCTTGGGTGATACATTCCCAAGAACCATTTTTTAATTGTCTGGTACTTCCTTCTCTGTTATCATTTTTATCCAT